ATATAGAATTTACAAAAAAGGAAAATGTATTTTTGAAAAATATAGGGTCTGTAACAACATATAATATCAAATCATAATAATATAAAAATAAATTATTATAATATATGCCTAATAAAATGGGCGTTTTAAATGAGAAAAGGTGTAAAAAGGTTGAGCCAAATTATCTATACCAACCTTTTAAAAAGGTTGAGCCAAATTATCTATATATAAAAATAAATATAAAAACAATATTTATCTTTATGTTATAAAATGTTGAGTGGCAATATTGATTTGAATAAAAAAAGTTACAGAATAAATCTAAACGAATTTAATTCCATAACGCACAACGAGTATAATAATCTTGTTATTAGAGAAAATCTCGGCAATTATGAGCGAATTGTTTCTCTTTTGAAAGACTTGTCGGTTCTCGGCAAGGAGTGCCTTTTTTTCAGCCAGTCTCATGGTGGGTTTATACCACTAAATGTTGCACCTAATTATGATGCCATTTTTTTATTGAATAATTTGGATTCTCAAGTTAATAACTTGCAAGAAAACGTTCGCAATCATAATATTAACAATATTTCTTGGTCATTTGATGCTAATACCCAAGACAAAAATGTGGTTTTATTTGCCAATAATTATGACATGATTGATTCTGCCATCGTTGAAAAGTTAAATCCAATTATTTTAACTAATTTAAATCAAAAACTTTTAAAGAGTGGAAAGTATGAACATGTTTATGAACTTACAAACTCAAACTTGGCTTTATATATTCCGCAAAGACTAAATGAACAGTTTATTAAAGAATTTCATTATTTTATAAAAGACGAGAAATTGGACTATGACAACTTGATAAATTTATGCATTATGGTTAAGAATGGTGGCAAACAATTTGAAGATATGTTAAACGCTAACTTGCATTTAATTGACAGATGGACTATTTTAGATACTGGAAGTACCGATGAAACTATTGATATTATTAATCGCGTTCTAGTTGGAAAGAAAAAGGGTCGCCTATTTCAAGAACCATTTATTAATTTTAGAGATAGCAGAAATCGCTTACTTGAATTAGCCGGTGAAACTTGCAAGTTTACGTTAATGTTGGATGACACTTATGTTATAGATGGAGATTTGCGAGGATTTTTAACTGAAGTAAGGGGAGACCAAATATCCGATTCTTTTACATTGTATATTAAAAGCGATGACGTTGAATATGGCTCTAACCGCATTTTAAAAACAGACCGAAAATTGAAATATCTTTATAAAATACACGAGGTCGTACAAGAAAAAAATAATATGAATGTTGTTACTCCATTATCTAGGGCTTATATTGTGGACGGTAGATTTGAATATATGGAAAAGAGAACCATGGACCGAAAACAACTTGATTTAAAATTACTTTATGAAGAAGTTCAAGACGACCCTAACAATCCCCGCTCTTTTTATTATCTCGCACAAACATACAATTTATTAGAAGAATACGAGAAGGCTTATTATTACTTTTTGAAAAGAATGAACCACCCAGTTGAAGGATTTATTCAAGAGAAGATTGACGCCGTTTTTGAAGCTGCTCGCATTGCAAACTTTAAATTAAATAAACCTTGGAAAGAATGCGAAGAGCTTTACTTTAAAGCGTATAACCTTGACAATACTCGCCCAGATTCTTTGTATTTTTTGGGAATCCACCATCATTTGGAAGGAAACAAACAAAGCGCTTTTGAGTATTTCAAAAAGGCTTTTGAAATTGGTTATCCAGTTCATTGTCAATATTCTTTGAAACCAACGTTAAGCTTTCATTTTTTACCAAAATTTCTTGCTCAACTATGTTACGAGTTTAATGATTTTCAACTTGGAGAGAAATGTTGCAAACTGTTTTTAGAAAAAAATAAACCAGATTCTGATATGTATGAGGTTATTGTTTCTTGGCATAACATTTTTATAAAATTAAATATGATGAAGTCTCCTTTTGAAAATATGAATGATATTTTCTCTCGCATATCAAATATAAGTAATAAAAAGCTATTATGTTTCGTTGCAGATGGAGGATTTGAACCTTGGACCGGGTCTGATATTTTAGTTAAAGGTGTTGGCGGTTCTGAGACATATATTATTGAAATGGCTAGGTATATCCAAAAACAAGGCCAGTTTAAAGTTATTGTTTTTTGCAATTGCCTCTATCATTCAATATTTGAGGGTGTTGAATATATACCTATTTCTTATTACCCTCCTTTTGTAGAAAATAAACCTGTTCACACATGCATAGTTAGTCGTTTTTCTGAATATATTCCAGTAGCAATTCACGGCAAGGTGGACAATTTATACTTAGTATTACATGATTTAGGACCATCTGGTCTAGTTTTACCACTTCATAATAAGTTTAAAAAGGTATTTTGTTTGAGCGAATGGCATGTTGAGTACTTTCTTAACTCTTTTCCGCAATTTAAAGACATTACCGTTCCTTTTTATTATGGTATAGATACTCACAAATTTGATAATGAGATTGTTGTATTAGATGATAATGGACCCAAGTCTAATATTCATATGCAAATTGTTGAAACCGCTCAAAAAGTTTCTAATAAATTTATATACTCATCTTTTCCCAATAGAGGATTACTACAATTGTTACAAATGTGGCCAACAATTTACAATAAATATCCAAATGCCACCTTGCACATATATTCAGATGTAAATGGAAAATGGGCAAACTCTGTTGCCGGCGAGTTAATGTCTCAAATTAGAATATTGCTTTCTAACATGGGCTCATCAAGCACAGGGTGTGGTGTAAATTATCACGGTTGGGTGAACAAGACGGAACTTGCTGAGGCTTGGAAAACTTCTGAATATTGGTTGTATCCGTGCACTTTTATGGAAACATTTTGTTTAACTGCAGTTGAAGCAGCCTTATCTAAAACATTGGCAATAACAAATGGACTTGCCGCATTGCAAAATACTGTTGGCGACCGGGGCATTTGCGTAGAAGGTGATGCTAGCACTCCAGAGTGGCAACAAAAGGCATTGATTGAATTATTCTCCATTATGGAAGATAAATCAAAGAGAGAAGAAGTTATTGAAAAAAATTATGCTTGGGCCTCCACTCTGTCATGGGAATCACAAGCTAATAAATTGGTTAATGAACATATTCACATTCTTTAACATAAACCCTTTTTATCACAAAATGGTAAATAAATTAATAAATAGGCCGCGTAATAAATCATAATAGAATTTACAAACCAACACCACATTGAACCCATCGTATGGTCATTTGCATAATTATAATAAAAAACACACAAAGATAAAAATCCAAATAAGAAACCACTCCATTTTCTCTCATAAACTAAACTAAATAAAAAGAAAAACAGCCACACAATAAATATAACTGGTGCTTGATTAAAAAACAACCATTTTAAATGTCCTTTTTTGCTTACAACTGTTTGCATGTTTTGACTAATAAATTTATAAATAAAGTATGGTATGGACAGCACCAAATATGCCGTTAGTAACATGTTTCTTAAAGGAACATTTGTCAACATCATAAGACTAGCAACAGGTTGAAGAACCAATAAAAACGCAGCCATAGAAGAAAAAACATGATTATAGAATTTATTATCAATGTTGCGCCAAATAAAAAACTCAAACAGTTGCATAAAAATAAAGGACGCAAAAAATAAATACATCCATATGTTGCTAATTGATTTTACCTTATATTGAGTATAATTGTTATTGTATATAATGAGGCATAAAACAAACATACTAAATAAAAAAGTATTTAAAAGAAACTGCTTGATTCCAACACATTACATTGATATTTTATATAATACTTTGGGTATTATATGAAATTTAATATTTATTTAAACATAAACTTATGCTGAGGGCAGTGGCGCGAGACACAACCGAATGGAACCAAGTGACGCTACATCATACTTCACAACGAGAGGCAAATCATTCTCAAGATAAACCTCAATTTGGGAACACAAATTCGTGCACTTGATAAAGTAACCTAGGTTTTTTAGAGAAAACTCACCTTGAATAACCTTTGAGGAATCCTGCTTCAAAATGAAACCCATGCTACCATCAGACTCCTCACGATGAATCTCGGCAGAAGCAAATTGACCAGAGCACTTGAAGATAAGTTCACTTCCAACAGACTTAATCTCCAACTTGTCAGAAACACCGGAAAGGTCGCGAATAATCTTTTGAAAATCAGCCGAAGGCAAGTTAATAACCGAAGAAAACTTTACATCAGGATACTCAAGCTCCTCAGGGTCTGGCTCAATAAGACGCAACTTCTGTGTTTTGCATTGCTTTATCTCTCCATTCTCAAATTTTAAAGCCAAATGAGAGACAATGCCATCAACGTAATCTCCATTCTCAATATAAATAGTCAGCGTGTCATCATTGTCAATAGAATTAATCAACTTGAACAAATGAAACATATTTACGCCAATAATAATTTTTTCTTTTTTGCACTCATAAAACTCAAAATTTTGGGCAGCTAAATACAAATGAGCCAAAATGGTGTGCGACTTGTCCATATTAATAATGCGAATACCATCCGGCTGAAAAGAAATGTTCGTCTCTAAAAGAATATCCTTCAAAGCAGTCATTAAGGTTCTAAAAGGAGCAATTTGAACAGTCTTAATTGTCAATACATTATTGTCAGTTGACCCCTTAATTGCGAAGTTTGACATTATGAATAAATTTTATTTATAATCTTTAAATACTTATGTCACGAAATATTAAAATTAAACGCACTTAATTTTAATATTTAATATTTTCGGCGTCTATGGGTTTTTCTGCCACCTTTTTTAGGTTTTCTGGTTTTCTTAACGCGCCTTTTTCTGCGTTTTTTTCCACCATACTCTTCATTTTCATCTATGCGATAAATTGCTCCTATAGTTCTTCTAGCATTTTCTACTTCTGCTCCTATTTGTTGAAGCTTTTTTTCTAAAATATTCAAAATTTTTGTTTTATACTGACCTTGGTTTCTTGATGCATTTACAACCATCATCTTCAACGGATTTACAACTTCTTCATCTATATATTTTTTAAAGTTTTCAATATTATCAATATATTGCTTATATTCAGTATTTTCCCTTAAGTTAATATATTCATTAGTATATTCATTATCTAATTCCATTATAATATATATCTTTAATAAAAAAATGGACTAAATTTTAACTTTTGGCATGCGTTTTTGTCCATGACCGTACAATTTTTTTGCTTTTTTGGCAAGACTCAACGCTTTACTCCCCGGTTTGCAACCGTCTTCTAATATATTGTAATCCACCGCGGCCGCTTTTCCTGAAGTTATTGCGCTCGCGAGTCTGGCTATTCCCCACGATTGCCCCGTCTGGTTTGGTCTTGAACCTGAAGAAAAATAGGCTCCTTCTCCTTTATTGATTATTTTTGCTAAAGCGGCCTTTGAACAACCCGTTTTCTTTGCCAATTCACTTGTTGCCCCTATTTTTTCAACATTATACATTTTTTTTGCATCTACTACATGATTTGATGTTTTTGATTTAAATGATTTGACTTGTTTTCTAGTATAATAAATACCTTTTTTATAGAGTCTTCTTGATTTTAACAGCATTTTACTAACCTTTTTCCTATCCTTTTGAGTTAGGCGTTTTGGTAAATATCTCAATAAAACTCGTCTAGTTTTGTTTTTTGTTGCCATTGCTCTTATATATAAATTAGATTATTTACAATATAAAAAACTATTTGTAACATTATTTATTATATGTCTGAGCCAGAAGTAAAAAAAGTAGAAGCATTTGATGCATCTACTTATGTTGCCATTATTAAAAGCTTATTTACTAAGTATGAAAACAATGATTATATGCATCAAAGGCTTTGCTTTCATTTGACAAATATTTTACCATCTACTCTTGAAAGCGAAGAAAAGAATCACGAAAAAAGACTAGAACGCACTGCATTTTTAACTAATGAACAACAAATTTTTATTCAAGTTTTCCTTAGTAAAAATCAATACTATCATTTGCAAAATAATGGCACTTTTTATCAATATGATGGAAAAACTTATAAATTAGTAACAGAAGATGATATTCAATACCAGCTTCTCTCTACTATATCTAAAGACAGAACTCTCATGGATTGGAAGCATAAGACCAAAGTCAATATTATAAAACAAATCAAGGAGAGAAATATATTCAAATCCGTTCCCGAGACTGATACTATTCAAAAAATAATTAATTTAATGTGTCCCGCCATGTTTTCAACTAAAAGTCAAGTTAAATATTTTTTATCTATTATTGGCGACTGCATTTTGAAGAAACAAAACGACCTTATATTTTTAACAAAGCCTAAGACCAAAAAAATATTAAATGAATTAGACCACATGTGCTACATTATTACAGGTTATGCAAATGTTACTAGTAATTTTGTTACAAAGTATAATGAAACATACAATTATCAAAATTGTAGATTGATTAACATTATTGACACAATGTCAGTTGAACATTTGAGAGAAATGTTTAATAAAAATGGACTAGATTTTTTGTGCGTTGCTGCACATTATTCTGAGAGATATGGCAATTCAGACCAATATCTTCTCTCTTCAGAAGAAACAGCAAACTATGCAATGTATATGAAAAACAATATGCAAGCTGAAATATTTAACAAGTTTTGTTCATATTCATTTGAGGAGGTTCTTGGAGAGACGGAAAATACTAATAAAAAGTATTCTATTACTTGGAAAAATATGCATTTTATTTGGAAGTTATTCATATCAAAACATTCTTTTCCAAGTATGATTTATGCTAATAATTTAAAAAAACTACTTAAAGACCGATACCCCTACGACGAAGAAAGCGATACATTTTACAAAATAACTAGCAAATACCTGCCATTCGTAAGCCACTTTATTCAATTCTGGGAAAACACTATTAACGTAACTACTGGAGGTGACTTTGACCATGAAATTGAAGTTGATGAACTTTGTGGGTTATTTAAAAAATGGATACACGACAATGATGATATTACTTATTATGCCGGAAATACAAATGAACATGACATTTTGAAAATATTAAATCATTATTTCCCTAATATTGAAATCATTGATAATAAATATATCCTAAACGTTCAGTGCAACTTGTGGGACAAAATTAGCGATATGAACCAGGCCTTGAATTCTCTCAAAAATCATTATAATGAAATCATTTTGCTAAATCAAAACTCTTCGTTGTTAATTTCATTTGACGAAATTTATGCGTATTATGTAAAACATAAGCAAATAAAGTTTACCATAAGTAAACTGTATTTTGAAAAATATTTGTATTTTAAACTAGCCGATTATATCCAATACGATAAATTTGTTTCCATCTCTTGGGTTTCTAGTTTTTAAATTTAAGCAGTTAATGCTCTTTCCTCCGGAAATGAGGCTGGGTTCAATGCGAGCATCCTGCCACTTCCACCACGCATCTTCTTGGACTTGGACTTGCCAATCTTGACATATCCAAACTTGCCCTTCTTGGTTCCATAACCAGCCCTAACAAGGCGCTTCTCCTTCTTGGCTGTAACGTGCTTCTTTCTTGAAACAATGCGACCATTCTTGTTCATCAAAAGTTGAGACTTGGTAAGACCACCGCTGGTCTTGTAAGCTGTGCCGTGCACAACTTGAGCGCGAGAGCCCTCTAACTTCTCAAACTTGTGGCCTTGAATGAGATAGTGACCATGTGCGTTTTTCGTGTAACGAGTCATTATAAATTAAATGAAGAAAAAAATAAATTTTCTCTCAATTTCGCTAAAACAATCTTCTAAAATATTATGCGCAGACTATAGTTAAAATCTATTCCTACTAAGAAACGGTGACAACGGTTGTCCTTCTAAGCGCCCTAATAGTGTATTACCACTAGATTGATAAGCAGCATTTCCATATACAACCTTTCCACCTCTAGAATATCTTATTGCATTTACAATTCTTTCTCTCTGCGTTGAACCAGGAATAACATCCGGATTACTGTTTTTAACTATCTTACTGTTAATTGGAGAAGGACAAATGCATACCTTACAATCTGTGCTAGTTGTTGTAGTTGTTGTTGTTGTTGTTGAACTTGTTGGAGTATATTTAAAATTTATTATTACAATACCCGAACCACCTTGTCCACCTGGACTTGGACTAACTGGGTCACCATTTCCACCACCACCACCACCTGTATTAGGTGCACCAGCATTTGGACTTGAACCATTACCTCCTCCACCTGAACCACCTGCAGAGTAAAAAGATGTTGTACCATTGCTATAAGCACCACCACCTCCGCCTCCTGCATAACGAGTTGTTGTTGAGTTTATTGTTATTGGGATTCCATTGTGTCCATTTGTTGGGTCGTGATCACGGTACTCACTGCCTTCCTCAACACTATAACCACCAGTCCCACCGTCATTATCTTGGGGGGATACACCAAAACCACCTTGTCCTGGTTGCGTTGAAGTTGCATCATTACCAAAGTTTCCACCACTCGCATTAATTGTTGAAAATGATGATGGGGAACCATTTGTAGAACTCGGTCCTCCTTGTCCAACAGTTACATTATAGTTAAAATATTGACCAACCGATATTGAATTTTGAATTACCTGTCCTCCAGCAGCTCCTCCTCCACCAATAGTTCCACGGTAAAAACCTGTCCCTGGAAGTCCACCAGAACCACCTCCACCTCCACCTCCCACAACCAATGCGTTAAAATCATCATCTCCACTTGTTAATGGAACTAAAAATGTTATTCCACCATTATCTAAAAATGTAATAGTATAATAACCGTTACTATATTCTACTGTTGGTGACCCCGATGTTATTTTAAATGGCACTAATGGTGTAGAAGTATTTGATACTATATTACTAGTTATATTGCAACTTGCGTAATTAATAATTTTTTTTATTGGACCTGCTCTTCTTCCTGGTATTATATATTTTGAGGTATATGTAGACGCCATTTAGTATATGCTACATTATTCATAGAAATTTGTTTTTTAGATTTAACTAAAATATAGAGTTGCAAAAAAATCTATATATAATATATAATGACTCAAAAAAGTAAAAAGATGCGGTTAAGTAAAAAGAATGTCACTAAAAGGGCTAAAAAATTATATGCTTTAATTAAAACTAAAAAAACAAAGGCAGACGTTGAAATTGGTCTTAAGGCATTTGAAGCAAAGTTTGAAAAAACATTGTCCAAAGATTTAGTTAAATCTAATGAAAAAATTAAAAATGAATTTGTTAGAAAACTTTTATCAAATTTCTCTCCAGCCCATCTTAAACCAAACCAAGATTTTTATGACTACATCAATTACAAATGGCTTCAAAAGGATTATTTGTCCGCAGAACAAAAATACATTGTTCAAGTTGACGACTTTAGATTAACTCAAGACCGCGTTTATAGACAATTAAATGACCTTATATTGCGTTATATCAAAACTCATAACGACAAGTTGGCAAAAAACTTGAAAAACTTTTATCACTCTGTCATTAAAATGAATGATAAACAACACAGCCGACGCATTGCTAAGGAAACCGTTAAAAAAATAGATGAATTAAGAAAGAACAAGGGCAATGTTTGGAAAATGCTTGCCTACGCAAATAAAGATGAAGTTGTTAAGCCCAGAGCTCCTTTTGTATGGTCTGTAAATCCCGATAATAAAAATTCTACTATAAATAGATGCTATCTTGACTCTCACGTTTTTTCCATGGTTGATTTTAATATTTATTTTGATGATGGCACCGATATTGAATATAAGAAAAAATTTAGAAGCAACTTTAGAGCATTCTGCAAGAAATTGTTTGATACAGTTCTTGGACCCAATGACTTGAATCCTGGTGATGTTTTTGATGTTGAAATGGAAATGATGACTGCCCTTATATGCACAGAAGCCACAACTAGTACAGAAACATATAATAAAGTTGGCGCCGAAGAAGCCGAAGAAAAATATGGATTTAACTGGAAAGAATTCACGAAAGACCTCGGATACAAACACACTCCTGAATTTTTTATTACATCCAACCCCAATTACTTAAAGTGTGGAACTAAGCTGTTGATTGATAATTGGGACTCTAAAAAATGGAGAACATATTGGATTTACATTTTCTTGGTTAAAATTGCAAGAATGACTAAAGACTGGGAGAGTGTAAATTTTAACTTTTTTGGAAGCTTTGAACGCGGACAAGAGGCTATTAATAAGAGTGACGCTGTCAGCGCTGCACTATATTTATCTGTCCCATTCAATACTTTTTTAACCGAACAATATGTCGCAAACTATGAAACACCTCAAAATGTTAAATATGTTGAGACCATGTGCAATGATTTGAAGGTTGTTTTTACTAGAATTATGAAACGTAATAGTTGGTTGTCCCCTTCAACCAAGAAATACGCTCTCAACAAATTGCAACACATGAAATTTGTCATTGCAAAACCTGAGCAATTGAGAGAAGACCCTTTGCTTAATTATGAGACCAGTCTTATTGAAAACATGGACAAAATTCATGCTTGGAGACATGAGCAATACGTGCAATTAGATGGAAAACCAGTTGTTGATATTCCTGTTATGGACTGGACTCAATACCCTGTTAAAATGATTGGTACTCAAGCTTATGTTGTAAATGCTTCTTACACACCGTCTAAGAATAGCATCTACATTAACTTGGGTTACATTCAAAAACCATTTGTTGACTTGGATGAACGCGGCATTGAATATAACTTGGCTCACCTTGGCTTCACAATTGGACACGAAATGGGTCACGGATTTGATGACTGGGGAAGCCAATACGATGAACAAGGTAATTTGCATAGTTGGTGGACAGACCACGATAAGCAAGCTTTCAAGAAGATTCAACAAGACGTTATTAAACAGTATGAAGAGTTTGCCGCTCGCGATAAGATTAAATTTGATGCCTCCATCGGTGTAGGCGAAGATTTGGCCGACATTGCCGGCTTAGCCATTTGCGACGAGTATTTGCGCGATTACCAGAATAATAATGAGGATATTGTCCCCATTCAAACATTATCATTTGAGGCATTTTACACCTATTTTGCTATTCAACAAAGACAACAAGTTGGCAAAAAGGCTTTGGCGGCTCAACTCAAAACCAACCCTCACCCTCTTGATAAGTATAGATGCAATATTCCTCTGTCTCGTTCTCAAATTTTCCGTGCTTTATACAATGTAAAGAAGGGCGACGGAATGTGGTGGCATAACACCGAAACCGTTTGGTAATGCAAAATGTATATGATGTTATAAAAATATAATATCATATAAATTTATAATGAAATTTTTTACTAGAAAGAAAAGGTCATCAAATACTGGAGATATAGAAATGCTTGAAATTCCTGCGCATAAAAGATTGGGTAGAAAAAAAACAAGCAGTACTAGACATTCAACATCTGCCAGTCCTATCACTACTCCAGTTAAAATAAGCGAAAATGTTATTAAAAAAAATGTTATAAAAATTTATAGAACTCGCGTTAGAAAATCTATGTGCAGATTTAAACCTAGAAAATCTTGTAAAACTCACAAGTCATGCAAATATGCTAGTGGAAAAACTAGAAAATTCTGCAGAAAACTTAAAAATAAAAGAATTTAGTTTGAATTTTTGCTTCATTTTTAATGAATCTTTTGCTCCACTTTCTCAAAGTGGATATAAATAAAAATTGAAACTAAATAAACACAAATTAATAGAGTAACATAGATAACATGGCGACCAAAGAAGCAAATCTTGCAAATAAATATCAGCAGAAGACTGATAAGCAACATATTCTTGATAACCCAGATACTTATGTCGGGTCTGTTGAGAATGTTGATGCTTTTGTTTGGCTGCTCAACGAAGCTGGAGAACGCATTGTTGAAAAGAATATTATTCTTATTCCTGGACTTTTCAAACTCTTTGATGAGGGAATTGTGAATTGCAGAGACCACGCAATTCGCATGCAACAAGCCATCAAAAATGGCGTGGCAAATTCACTCCCAGTCACAAGCATTGATATTGCAGTTCAAGATGATGGAACAATTGTTATGATTAATGATGGAAATGGTATTGATGTGGCTGAGCACCCTGAGTACAAAGTTTGGATTCCTGAGCTAATTTTCGGCCACTTGCGAACTTCTACCAACTATGATAAGACGGAGAAGAAGATTGTCGGTGGAAAGAATGGGTTTGGTTTCAAGCTTGTTCTTATCTGGTCAACTCACGGTTCTATTGAGACTGTTGACCATGTCCGGGGACTAAAGTATACTCAGGAGTTTCGCGATAACTTGGATGTTATTGGAAAGCCCGTTATTACCAAGTGCAAGTCTAAGCCTTACACTAAGATTACTTTCAAACCTGATTATAAACGGCTTGGAATCTCGGGGTTGTCGGCAGACTTGGTATCACTTTTTAAGAAGCGAGTCTATGATGTTGCTGCAGTAACGGACAAGTCGGTAAAAGTAAAATATAATTCACATATTATTCCTGTGAAGAACTTTCAACAGTATATTGACATGTACATTGGTCCCAAAGATTCTGCTCCTCGCGTTTATGAGGGAGACTCAGATGAACGATGGGAATATGCTGTTGCTCTTTCAGCCAGCCACGAGTTTTCTCAAGTAAGCTTTGTGAATGGCATTCACACTGCCAAGGGTGGAAAGCACGTTGAATATATTCTTGGTCAAATCACAAGAAAACTTGTTGCATTTATTGAGAAGAAAAAGAAGATTGCAGTAAATGCAAATAGCATCAAGGAGCAATTGATTTTGTTCTTGCGATGTGATATTGAGAATCCTGCGTTTGATAGTCAAACCAAGGACTTTATGAATACGCCAAGCGCAAAGTTTGGTTCTACTTGCACAGTAAGTGACAAGTTTATTGAGAAGGTTGCAAAGATGGGCGTTATGGATGCAGCATGTGCAATTACTGAAGTGAAGGAAAATAAAGCTGCTAAGAAGACTGACGGCACCAAGAGTAAGAACATTCGTGGCATACCTAAGCTTATTGATGCTAATTGGGCCGGAACTGAAAAGTCGTCACAATGTATGATTATCTTTTGCGAGGGTGACTCAGCCAAGGCAGGAATTGTTTCTGGTCTGTCTTCCGAGGACAGAAACACAATTGGTGTGTATCCCATGAAGGGTAAGATTCTCAATGTTCGCGGCGAGCAAGTCAAGAAAATCGCAGAGAATAAAGAAATTGCTGAGATTAAGAAGATTCTTGGTCTAGAAACCGGCAAGGAATACAAGTCTCAGGCAGATATTGCAAAGAGCTTGCGATATGGTAAGGTTCTGTTCATGACGGACCAGGATTTGGACGGCAGTCATATCAAGGGTCTTGGCATCAACTTGTTCCAATCTGAGTGGCCCAGTTTGGCTGAAATTCCCGGTTTTATTGGGTTCATGAATACTCCCATCTTGAAAGCCAAAAAAGGTTCTCAAGAATTGGTCTTCTACAATGAAGGTGAGTATGAGACTTGGAAGGAGTCAAATGATGGTGGCAAGGGTTGGAAGGTTAAGTATTACAAGGGTTTGGGAACCAGTACTGGAAAAGAATTCCGTGAATATTTTGAGAAGAAGAAGATTGTCAGTTTTGCTCACAGCGGCAAGCCTTGCGACGATGCAATTGACATGGTCTTCAACAAGAAGCGTGCTGATGATAGAAAAGATTGGTTGGAAGATTATGACCGTAAAAGTTATCTTGATACCAGCAAGGACTGTGTTGCTTACAAAGGATTTATTGACGATGAGCTCAAACACTTCTCCAAGTATGATTGCGACAGAAGCATTCCCAACTTGATGGATGGTCTTAAGATTTCATTGCGAAAGATTCTGTTTGCTGCGTTTAAGAAGAACTTGACAACGGAAATCAAGGTTGCTCAGTTTTCAGGTTATGTCTCTGAGCACTCGGGATACCATCATGGCGAGGCATCATTGAATGGAGCTATTGTAAATATGGCGCAGAATTTTGTCGGTTCAAATAATATCAACTTGTTCACACCCAATGGACAATTTGGCACTCGTTTGCAAGGCGGCAAGGATAGTGCATCTGAGAGATATATCTTTACTCAGTTGTCTAAGATTACGAGAACCTTGTTCCCTGACATGGATGACAAGATTCTTAAGTATTTGAATGATGATGGATTTCCAGTGGAGCCGTTGTTCTATGCACCCATTATTCCCATGGTTCTTGTCAATGGTTCAAAGGGCATTGGAACTGGTTTTAGTACTGAGATTCTATGTTATAATCCTTTGGAGATTATTGGATACTTGAAGAACAAATTGACTGAAAGTTCAAATGCTCATTATGACTTTGTTCCTTATTATGAAGGGTTTACTGGGTCTATTTCAAAGATTACTGACGGAAAGTTCCTTATAAAGGGCAAGTATGAGAAACTTGGTGTAGACAAGATTCGTATTACTGAGCTGCCAGTTGGCGTTTGGACGGATGATTTCAAGGAGTATCTTGAGTCGCTCGCGGACACTGTTGACAAGGCAGGCAAAAAGGTTGTTCCTCTTGTAAAGGATTATGATGATATGAGTAAGGACACAACGGTTGATTTTGTCATTACTCTGCAAAAGGGCAAGTTGGATGAACTGGAAGCCACAAGCTTGGATAATGGATGCAATGGTCTTGAAAAGCAATTCAAGTTGTTTACTACTGGTACTACATCTAACATGCATTTGTTTGATGCAAATGACAAGTTGAAAAAGTATGCAAAGGTTAGTGATATTATTGATGATTACTTTGACACTCGGTTGCAATTGTATCAGACTAGAAAAGATTATATGATTGATGCGCTTCAAAGGGAATTGGTTTTGCTTTCCAACAAGAGCAAATACATCAAGGAGAATTTGGATGGAACAATTGACCTTAGACGCAAGAAGCGCGAGGAAGTGAATCAGTTGCTACTTAAGAAAAAGTATGATGTAATTGATGAGGACACTGATTTCAAGTATCTTGTGAAATTGCCGATGGATAGTGTAACTGAGGAGAATGTTGCAAAGCTCCTCAAGGAGCATGGCGACAAGGCTGCAGAGTTGGAAGTTGTAAAGTCAAAGACAATTCAGCAGATGTGGACTGAAGAGTTGGATGTATTGGTTGTAGATTATGCAAAGTATAAGGAAGAGCGCGAACGCAGCATCTCTGGAACCGGAAAGAAAACTGGTGCAAAAATTGTGAAGAAGGCCAAGCTGGTTGTTACAAATTAAAAAAATAAAAGCCGAATAAAGTCTATATATTCTTATTGTCTTTTAGTGTTGTATAATTTTTTTCTGTTTGTATCATTGTAAATAAGAGGTTCATTGAAGTTCAACATCTTATTTTAGTATATTTTTTACCTTTTAGAAAGAGAACGAAGAGAGAAAAAGTAATTCAAGTTTAAATAATTTAATTTCTATTATTATTATATATAGTTAATATGGATGCATATAAAACAACACTTTTTCAAGGTAATTCTGCGGCAGTTTATTCAGTTGTAGTTTATCTTAACGCTACAAAAGTTCCACAAAACTCTCCAAAATATAATTTTATTAATAAAATTATTACAGATAAAGCAAACTCTGATTTAGCAAAACATCCAACAGATGTAGCAACTAGTGAAATAAAAACTATGTATCTTCCATTTAATGACTCGTCTCGCGTTGAACAATTATTTAGCAATCTTCATGCCGACGCTAGAATGTGCGTTGGGTTAAATTCTAGTTATGTTATACAGTCTATAATGAATTGTGACATGGTCATTTCGTTAGAATCAATTGGCGCAGATGGTTCTTCTTTTGAAGTTGCTGGATTTGCTTCCGTAAATGTTGGTCTTGGAGTTACCGGTCAAGATATTAGAAATCCAGCTGATGCATTTTTTAATGTTGATGTTTTATGCGGCGATTTATCTCTCAGAGGAACTGGTTTTACCATTATACGATTTTTAAAATCTATTATTGCAAAATGTTGGTATGATGCAAAAGGTAATCCAATAGACCCTAGCTATTATGGTATATATTTAGAATCTGTAAATGTTCCTAATACAATAAATTTTTACAAAAAAAATAATTTTACTTGTTTATTTAATTGTCAAGAAAATGACCATGGACTTTTTCCACATTATTGGGGCATGGCTAACAACCTTGGAGAAATGAATGCTTTAGCAGCAGCTTATTCTGTAAATCATAACATACAATATAAAAATTTAATGAGTGATGAAAATACAATGAACTGGATGTATACTGGCGGAAAGAAAAAGAGAAAAAATAAAAAAACTAGAAAACAAAAAAAAGTTAGAAAAAATAAAAAATCACATCATCGTCGCCGTTAAACCTTACACAATTATAATTAAAAATTATAATTATGTTTGCATTGCTTTAAGGGTCTTCAGAATCTTTAGCCGTATTTATTACTGATTTCATAAAATCTGGCATTTTCATTTCACTTTCCGGAACTAATTTAAAGTGAGATTCTAAATAAGCTGAATATTGTTTAAATTGGTCAGACTCTGTCATTATTTTAAAAATTTCTTCAGCCCCCTCTGCCGTTATTTCTTCCAAAATAGGTTCTGTTTCTCCTTTTACTTCATTTCCTTTTAAAGTTGTTTCTTTGACATTTCCTTTTAAAGTTTTTTCTTTGACATTTCCTGAATTTTTTCCTGTAAAGTTTTCTTGTTGAGAGATAGGCTCGTTCATTGTTCTATATATAATATTAATATTAATATTTAAATCAGTTTTATTTTGTTTGTATTCTCAATTTTCTTGTTTTAAATTTTGTTTTATTATTTATTAATTTTGTAAGTCTTTTTTTGTTTTTTCTGCTTTTATTTATTTTTTTTATTTTATTGTTTCTTTTACTATTTCGTTTTCCACCATAACCCTCGTATTGATAAGAATCTCTGCAATTATTCCTAAATAATTTTTGACTAGCATCATCATACGCTGCATCTAATGTTGGTCTGTATGTATTTCTTTCAAAAATTACTCCATCTCCATTTTGCGCTGCTGCATAAACAGCTTGTTTTACAGGACCATTTGCTGCGTTGTTAATTTCATTGCTTTCATAGTTAAATCCAGCAGGAACATATATTATGTCCTGAAAATCTAAAAAGTTTGTATCATTTGGATTTCCCTGGTTTTGTGCCGGGTCACGCGCTTCAAAAGTTAATATAAATGCTACAAAAACATACAGTATTCTTGTATAAACTGTCCAATTAACTATATTACGTGTATCCAGATTTCCTTGACACATTAAAAGTAACTTTCTATAAAAATAATATAATGGCGTTGAATGTGCATTTGGACCCTTTGCATCGGTGTCAAAATCTTCATATATAGGAAATTGATTATAATCAACGGGCATGCAAAAAATAGGAGAAAACTTTGGATTTGGCGTAAAAAAACGTTTAAGATAGTTATTTTCGGCTTCATTAAAAAATTCATTTCTTACATCTTGAAATATATCATACGCATTGTTAATTTGCCCAAGAGCTTCATATACATTTCTAGGGTTAATTTGCCGAAATACAGTACCAACAAACCATTGCCCTTGGGCATAATACCTGTCTCTTAATCTTGTAACATTAAAAAAATTTCTTATTCTGTTATTTAAACAATAAACTCCTTTATTGTATTTTAAATGTCTATATTTAACGGTTAAATAACTTTGAAATAAATCAGCAATAAACCCAATTTTAAACATTCTATTTAATGAACCAGCCAAGTTTATAGCATTCAATTGAGCGGGTGCTCTATATGTATAATCAAATGCTCTCAGTAACGCATAATTTTGTTGTTGTGCTAACTGATTTGTTGCTGTGTTGTAAATAAATAATTGCGAAGTTTTTTGATATCCAATGTTTTCGCCAAAGTTAAGATGTAACATTTTTTTTATAGTGTTATATGAAATTGTTCCTGATGGAAAACTTCCTAGATAAAGTATACTAGAAAAATAAATGCTGCGATATCTTGCGTCTTGATGTTGTTGAAGACCCAATCCTGCACCCAGTGGATGCAGGATTGCTGCACCTGGAGTAAGGGCCGCTTGAACTCCATTAACTCCTGGAATAAAATTACCAACGTTAGGATATAAATTTACAAATCCATAATTTCCAGTTGTACACATAATTAAACCTATTGGCATAACCTTTAAATGTCTTTCAATTCCGCGATAATTTGCTATAACATCTGCTGCTGGACAAGCTGGTAGGGGTGCCGCATATGGATACACCGGTAGTGGTGGTCTTGTGTCACTAGGAATTTGAATTACTGCTCCTGGCGGTCCATGAATAGAAAGCGCTCCATATCCAGGAGAATCAAATCTACTACAAAAATTATCTCCGCCAGTTAAATAGTTAATCCAATTGTTATAAGGAAATGTAATAACTCTTGATACCCCATTTCTATTCGCTCCTGGAAATCTTCCTCTCGCTTCCTTTGAACTATCTCCAAAAACACCCATTGTAATTTCAGGAACAGTAAAATTTATACGACATTCATTGCGATGAGGTGCCACAGTGTTGCGGTTGTCAAGACGTCTATCTGATTCACAAAATAAAACATTAACTAATGAAAAATCTTGTAAATTTACAGTTTGCTGAGGGTTGGCTTGATTTTGATTCAGCAATGGCGTATTTTGTAATGCTATTTTTGCTTCTCCCATAACTCGCAGTGCGTCTGTTATGGGTAGATTTGGCATAGTATCAGTTATCTCATTATTATTATCATCTCTCCAACCAATTGGTTTTACTTGATTGTGTATCTGAAAAATTGTATCCAATTGTGCTATACTTTTTACACCAGATATTCCTAATTTATCAGCATACCTATAATCGTTACACGCATCATAATCATTCCCTCTATGCGAAACAAATCCAGCTGGCATTTGGTCGCATTGTAGAAATTTTCGGTCTACATAAAGTGGATTTTCAGGCGTTTGTCTCCTATGTTGTATATTATAGTCCTTGAATCTCTGTGGATTTCCTTGAAAATCTGGTGGCAACCTACCATTTCTAAAATAAGTTCTAAAATGACCCTGAAGAGTTAGACGATTTGCGTTTGTAAATTGAGACAAATCGTTACTTACAGTGCTCATTGGTTCACTTAAAGTTATATCACATGTTGTTATACAAACCCAACAACAATTATAGTTATGTCCAAAACCCCCAACTCCAAGTCCAGCAAATGGTGTTGGATAAAAATATTTATATTTTGATTCGGACCTACCGATTGATGTACTAAAATACCCCCCATCCCCCCCATAGTGCTCCAAATTCCATTGAAAGTGCGTTTGCGCCATACAAATTCTAGTCATTTGTTGTAAAAGTATTGCCGTTTTGTTTAAAGGCGTTCTATTTCTAAAGTCGCCTTCTGGTTCCCTGTTAAATATATTATCATAAGAAAACAACAACGTTCCTTTTGGAATTACAACCGAGCTGCTAACAGCTCCAGTAGTGCCGATGCCCCCCGGTGATGCATCACTATAATTATAAATATCTTCCCATCTAAATCGTGGATTACCTGGACGACTTGGTTGAGCCATAGTGTATTATTATATCATTATATAATAATACTATTACACCTCAATGATATTTATTAAAACCAAGGTTTCAATTCTAATTGTTTGTCATTGTTTTGCGACATAACTGGTGGGTCCATTGGTTTATACATGGTGCTAGCATCTTCTAAATATTTATAATAACCAATTGCCTCTGAGTAAACTTGATGTATACAATAATCCCATACAATTTTATTCAACTGCTCCACTTGTTGTTGAACACTTGTAGGTTGATTTGCAGCATGCTGCAAAAATACACTTCTCATTATTATTTTAAGAGTGTCTCCGTCTTGGTCACTAATAACATACTGTCCATTTGACTTTCTATATACTCCCGCTCTTATACCATTTTGAATGATGCGAATATTGTTTTGAGAGAAAAAGGTTTTTGATAAATCAGTATTATCCCACAACCCTTCAGTTGGATTCCTAAAAGTTGCGCATTGGTTAACTGGTATTTTGTCATACATTTGGAACAAATCTGTCGTTTTAGGTCCATTTATATCAACTCTTCCATTTGATGGTTTGCAATTCATTATAATATTCTATTATAAGAAAATATTATATCCTATTATTTTATACATATGAACTTTCAATCTACAGTTTTATTAATAGCCATTTTATTACTTATTGTATGCCTAATTCTTATTGGCATCGCTTTAGCAAAGTCTAACAACCTTCAACAATGGCCACCAATTGTTGGCAGTTGCCCAGATTATTGGGTGGACATGTCCAACAATGGCGCTCAATGCGTTAATATCAAAAATTTAGGAACATGCAATTCCAGTGTCCCTGCAGGAAAACACTTACAAATGGACTTTACAGTGTCTCCTTATGTTGGCCAAAATGCGGCTTGCTCAAAATATAAATGGGCAACTGGATGCAATTTAACGTGGGATGGCATCACGTCCGGTGTCGCAAACCCTTGCGATGCATCTGGAAATGAACCCAACTAATATTTAATACTATAAAAAATTGAATTAAATATTACGTAAGATAATAATATAACACAAAATATGAATGAACATGACTCTCAAGAACTAAAAAAAACTAAAGTTAAAGTTAAAAGAAAATCAGTCAAGTTAGTCGTTGAAGAAACACAACAAATAGACTGTTTTGTTAATAAAATAATTAATAAAGACGCCATGGTAGCACTTAAAGATATACCATCTGGCAGTATTAATTTAACGGTTACAAGTCCTCCATACGACGATATTAGAGATTACAATGGATTCAAATTTAATGAGGAAGTTCAGCAGAATATAATTACTGAACTATTTCGTGTTACCTTTGAAGGTGGTGTTGTTGTTTGGATTGTCGGTGATGCTACAGTTAATGGAAGCGAATCAGGAACATCATTTCGTCAAGCTCTTAAATTTATTGAAGCTGGCTTTAAGTTGCATGACACAATGATTTATGAAAAAAATACATCATCCTTTCCAGCTAAAAGAGCAGGAAATAGATATACGCAAATATTTGAATACATGTTTGTGTTTTCTAAAGGAAAAATAACCACAGCAAATCTTATTTGCGACAAACCAAATAAATGGGCAGGTCACACTAACTGGGGAAAAAATACAAATAGACTGAAAAATGGAGAGTTGCAAGAAACCACTGATATTAAACCCGTACCCGATTTCTCACCAAGAAATAATATTTGGCATTATAATGTTGGCAAAGGATTCAATTCAAGCGACAAAGAAAGTCATGAACATCCAGCAATATTCCCCGAAAAGTTAGCAGAAGACCATATTTTAAGTTGGAGCAATGAAGGGGATATTATTTTAGACCCTTTTTCCGGTTCAGGAACGACTTGTAAAATGGCTAAAAAAAATAACAGAAAATATATTGGTATTGATATAAGTGAAGAGTACTGCAAATTAGCTGAAAGTATTATTGCAAAATATTAATTTTAAAAGGTGATATATTCACTTCTTCCTTTTTTATTTACTGTTAGATTTAACTGAATAGAAACCAATTTGGTTAAGAATTTATTAGTAAACCCAAACGCGCGTGTTTTGCTGTTTTTTGACCCATGAGGATGAATGTGTAAATACTTCTGTCCTCTTTGCGTAACAGCCTTTTCTACAATACACTTTTTAATCTTGTCAAAGTCTTCCTTAAATATATTTGCAACATCAGTGTGTTTCTCAAATATATCATCTAGGTTATACAATACCACAGCCAACAGTTTTTTATTATAAATGCTTTCAATTGTATCATATTTAGTTTTATCATGTTGAAATGCAAATACAATTCCTGTTTGCATTTTTTTATAAAATTTAGTTTCTTTAATTGAATTTTTATCTGAAATCAAAGATATATTGTCTTCCTTGCTTGGGTCTCCAAAATTTGTTATCGTAAGCCTTTCTTTGGCATTTGAACCACCACAACAGCTTTTAAAATGTGTTGCTTTAATATCGCCGTATGGAGTATCTGAACAGGAATTGTTATTTGGCAAGTTTCCAAACAAATAAAACTCAACTATTTTACCAACAAGACCTTTATCCTTGACAGAAGTTACTTTAAACTTTTCCTCATTTTCATCGCAATATTCTTTCAATTCAGGACAAATCTTATGAATCTCATTAATTAATAGTCTTAAACTTGCATTACCATTCAAGTGCCTTATTTTTTCAGTGTTTTTATTTAATATATTAATATACTCCGGGTTCTCTCTTACTTCAGCAAGAGTTAATTGATTTGCAAGCTCTTGAGCCATTTCTTTCTTATTATACAAACTTAATACATACAGGGTTTTAATTCAATTTTTTAAATAAATATAAAATCCAAAGTATTATAAAATAGTAATAATGACAGAACTCAATTTAACTAGAATTAAGCGACTTCCTCTTGAATTAGAAGACATTATTAAGTCTTTTATACCAATAAGTGTACTTTTACTTTTAAATAAAGAGTCTTATGTTAAATATCACAAACACATTAAACAATTTATTTCAAAAAAACAGTATGATAATTACATTAGAGATATGCTTCGTAGAGACAACGACTTTGTATTTAGTTTTTTAATAAAAGAAAACCAAAAAATGTGGTTGAACATTCGCAAATATAAATACTCGGGCGCATCTTATGGTAACTATTTTTGTTTTATTGATAAATTTTGCGTTGATAACGAGTCAACAAAATGCCGCAACTTTTTGAAAGAATATTTGAATAAAACTGGTTTGTGTAAAAATCAGCATAAAAAGAATACTATTACAAATATAATATGGACCAATTAAATATCAACGAGGTTCTCAATAGACAACAAGAAGCCTTAAAAATGAAAGAAACTCTTAAAGAGTTTGAATTAAATAAACACAACTGTTTGTTTAAAAAGGGAATTTATGTTTATGGAGAACCTGGAACTGGTAAAACAACATTTGTTATGGACCTATTAAAAGAAATGAACTACGACATTGTTCGTTATGACGCTGGAGATATTCGCAATAAATCTATAATTGACACAATCACAAAGCACAACATGTCTGATAAAAATATTATGAGCATGTTTCATAAAAATGTTAAGAAAATTGCTATTGTTATGGATGAGATTGATGGCATGAATAATGGTGATAAAGGTGGAATTAACACTCTAATTAAATTGATAAGACCTAAAAAAACTAAAAAACAAAAGCTGGAAGAAGTTACATTAAACCCTATTATTTGCATTGGCAATTATCACATTGATAAAAAAATTAAGGAACTTATGAAGGTCTGTACCACGGTTGAATTGAAAATGCCATCAACGAATCAAATAACTACAATTATTAAAAAACTTATGCCCGCTATGGAAGAGCCATTACAACAAAATGTTGTTAAATATGTTCAGGCAGATTTAAGAAAATTGCAGTCTATTTATAATATTTATCAAAACAAAAATAGCATTCTTAAGAATGATATTATTCATAGCATGTTTCAAGTTAAAACGTATAATGATGACACAAAGAAAATAACTCAAAAATTAATTAATAATAATTATCACATTAATGACCATTTATCGGTTATGAATGAAACTGACAGAACAATTGTTGGATTGTTATGGCATGAAAATATTATTGACGTTTTAGGAAAAATGAAACCAGTGGCATCTATACCAGTTTATCTCAAATTACTTAATAATATGTGTTTTGCAGATTATATTGATAGGATAACATTTCAAAAACAGATTTGGCAGTTTAATGAAATGAGTTCCATTATTAAAACATTCAAAAATAATAAACTATATCACGACTCATTTAAAAAAAAACCAAAATACAATCCCCAAGAGGTAAGATTTACAAAAGTATTAACAAAATATTCAACTGAATACAATAACTCGCTATTTATTCAAAACTTGTGTCAGCAACTTGGTATGGATAAAAAGGATATTTTTTCGTTTTTCTTAGATTTAAAGAATAAATATGATGATAATGAGATTTCAGGTTTATTTGAGAATTATGAAATAACAAAATTGGATATTAACCGAATTTATAGATATATTGATAAATTTACCAAGGTTGATGCGGAAGATTGTGAGGAAGTTGCGGGTGGTGTAGATACTGATATTGATAATGATTAAAAAATGATTATAATATTGTTGTATCCCAGTCTTTATACAACCCACCCGCCGTTAAATCAACTTTATATTTTGAATAATTATTATAACCCTCATACGCTTCTAATGAGGCTATTTTTTCTTGTTCTGATACAATTGGGCTTGTTAATTTTTTTAGAAGCTTTAATTTATAAAAATAACAATTAAACCTATATATATCTTCCAGTGTGGCTGTCTCATATGCCGTTGGAATGGTCGTATTATTATTTATAGAAAATGATTCGTTTGCTGTAAAATATCTATGGTCACAACCATCAGTATTTTTATTCAATCTTGCGTTTAATACTGTTCTATAGAAAAATTGTCTTGAAACAAAAGAAAAAATCAATAAGTTGAATCTCATCTTATTGATTTATGATAAAAAAATTTTATACTGTTTGATTTTTATATTGTTTGAATTTTATATATTAGATGGGGTGGGTCTAACGAATAACAACATTCATGCGAGGCTTCTTCTCATCCTCGGCGAGAACTCGTGCCAACCTCTGCCTCAAAGACACAGAGTTCTTGATGGACTGGTCAACCACCCCACCAACATGCTTCTCAAACTGCTCGGCGGAATCGTAAAACAATAGTGGCGAATCAATTCCAAATTCGCCAGTGCACAACCTGGTCTTGAAATACATGTCCTCATTCTTGGACCCAACCTTGTGTCCATTATACTTTTCTCCAGTGACGGCATTCCTGATTGTTGCACCAGTGTCACCGCTGCCAAAGATGAGAAGCTTCTTTTTCTTCCCATCCGGCGCGCGATACTTGCGCACAAAGCACAACTTGTCGTCCTTGTGCATGTCAGCCATTGCCTCGTTCACTCTGTTCCTGTTATACGTGTGGACCGACATGTCGTCGGCCTCACTGAGGAACTCTTGCTCATAATCGTACTTGCTCATTGCTGCCGGTCTTTGTTGTTATCATCAATTTATTGGGTTATCTTTAAATCAATTTTTTTTCAAACACTTAAATAAAATATAAATAAAATCAAAATAAAATAAAAATAAAAAAACATTTAAATACTATTTACATCAGTTATTACCATTGATTTTTCTCTCATTTCGGTTTTTTCTTTTATTGATTTTTTTATTATTTCATTAATTTTATTTTCTAAATATTCAACTTTTGTTCTTAATGTATTGTTCTCCTGAAGTATAGTTTGCAACATTTGGCTTTGTTCTGACAATTTTTTTTCATAAGAAATTACTAAGTCCATTGGATTTGTATTCATTATATTTCTTTGTTGCTGTTGCATCATCTTTTGATGATTTTCAATAGCTTCCGTTCGCTTCTTTGTAAGTTCTTGTATTTGCTGATGAACCTCTGGCTTATATTCAGGTCTTCCTGGTTCATATTGTTCAAGAAAATTGTCAATTGAATTCATAAAAAAGGTTTTAATATCAGGTTCTTTTACAAAATCATCCACAGTCTTTTCAGATAAAGTAACATATGGATTTGGATTCTCCAACATTGTTTTTTTATCAAATGAATTATGAACATGAGAGAAAACCAAAATGCTCTTCATAGGGTCTAACTGAACAAAAGGTATTGTATATCCTTTCAAAAAAGCCTTTTCTTCTGCAAGAGCGGCATGGTCATCATATCGCGTTTGTTTTAATAGTTCTCTCCTGAATGCAAATGTTGCCGCGGTGGAATGATTGGGTCCATAAGGTCCACACTTATACATCTTGTGAATGTGTTTAAAATAAATATACATCTCACTAGAGCCAGCACAAAGAGCCTGTGGATTTTTTTGAAGAGTCTCTACCGCATGGGAAACTCTATCAGGTGGGTAATAATCATCATCATCCATATAAACAATTATATCACCTTTTGCTTTTTCGTGCATTAAATTTCTCTTCTTTCCCAAGTTCATTTTTTTATCATATTTAAAATACTTTACTTGAGGTATATGTTTTACCAAATCTTCTATCTTATCCGTTCCATCATCAATAATAATCCATTCCATTCTATCTTTTGGATAGTCTTGATTTTCAAAACACTTTATAATTACGGAATAAAATGGTCGCCGATTAAATGTTGGTGTGCAAATACTAACAAATGGCATTCGCTGATTTTTTTCTCCTTTTTTATCTTTTTCCATTGCCATAGTATAAGATATTAATAAATATAATATAACATACAAACTGTTTTTATATTATATTTTTGTTATTATACTAGAAAGGTTTTGTTTATTTTTTTGCGCGTTTTGCTCCGCCAAACAAATTTTCTATTTTTTCAATCATTGATGGTTCAGGCTGTGGAACTACTTTTGGAATGCATATTTTTTCAGCCTGAACAAAATCACCCAATCCAAATGATGAATGGTCATTAGCTTTTGGTGTATACTGGTGATATACTGATGAAAAGAAGTATAAAATAACGCATGCAACAACCGCTACAAGTGCTGCATAACCTCCAAAGTTACCACTTGCTGATGAAACTATATATAAAGATATCAAAATCATAATAATGTTCATCTTAAATTTTAATACATTTTTTATGGTTTCAAGAACACCATAAGATTTTCCAGTTTGAGAATTTTTTGATTTCATAAAAAGTGGGAATACAGTACAAAATAAAGATATTAACCCTGCCACAATTGGAATTATAAGACCTAAGCCAATTGTAAAAAACAATATACAGAAGATGAAGATATATAAGAGCGCCCACCCCCAATGAAATAATCCCCACATGTCTCCATCTTTCCAAATTGTTTCATTTTTAGACTCACCTTTTTCACTGAACAATAGATGAATATTGTAAAACCATAGGATAATAAAATAAATTGTATTGATTAAACTGGTTATTATTCCAGTAAAGAACAAAATGTATGGTGACAACAGTATTATCCAAGTTTCAGTTAATATGGAATTCATAAAATTATTAATGTTATTAGTAACCGTAAAATTGCAAGCAATTAATTGTTGCAATGTTGATGCAATGTATAATTTGTATACATTGGAATTTGGTTGGTTTATCCACTTGTGCAATATTCCTAGAGTATTATTTATAGTCTTAAAATTTTCTTCTAATGGAAATTCTATTTTAGTTGACCAAACTCCTTTATCAGTTTTAACAACATTTATGTCAATTGGTATTTCTTTAATGGGTGGAACTACATCTGTATAGGGAGAAAATGACAAGCAAGTTGGTAAAATATTAGTTTGAGCTACTCTGTAAGAATATAAGCCCAAAGACCCGATTAAAATAAGAATACCAAATACAATTAACTGATATAAAATGCCTAGAAAGAATTTTAATAAATCTTGTTTCGGGTCAGGTGTCTGTTGTTTTTTTTTATCATCTATCGCTGAGGTATCTGACATACTATAATAAAATGATATAAAAATTTATTTAATAAATTGCTAAAATGGGAGTGTTTAATTATAACAATACAAATTATTATCTAATTTAAGTATATAGCTAATTATGGATAAAAAAAAAGTATTATTTTGGTCATTTGTAGTATTACTATTATTTATTGGTGTACTTCAATGGGGGGATTATTTAATAAAAGGGGGTTATGTTGTTGAATATTTTTCAAATAGTCTTGACATTGATACTGGTGGGCCATCAACAAACCACACGGTTAATTTGCCATTGACAGATAAATTGAGCTGTCAAAATATGTGTGGTCCAAACAATAGGTGTTCTTTAACTGGAGAGCAATGTAGTGCGGATATTGATTGTTTTGGTTGCAATCCAGAAACTAAAAGATTTGTACACGACGAGATAAAGCGTGATGATGTAGATATTCGCGGACAAAATGATGCTGGTAAATTAACAAATGGAGAAACCCCAACATACTCTGTTTTAACAACTGACATTGGAACAAAAGCTAAACTAATTAATAAACCCGACGCCATTTCACCTCAATATTTTCAAGGCGTAAATACTTGGAAGGATACATTTGATGAACAGATGGAGTTGTATGATAAAAGATATACTCCAACTGCGTCATATTTTACGCCAAATTATCCTTCAAGAAAAACATTATCTGGTGAATTTACGGATAATGGTCCATTGGCATCAAATGCATTTTTATAAAATATAACTAATAAAAATAGTTAGTTATATTTATTTTGATTTTGATATTTCTGCTTTATCAATAACCGATTCTTTGGCAACATTCCTAATAATTTTATTATAATGCTGTTCATCTTCTTCTTTTGTTGAGCCACCCATAGAATGAATAACAATTTGGTGGTAATCCAGGTGTCTTTGAGAATCATAATCATCTGATTCGGGGTTATTTTTTCTCCATTCATTGATTTGTTTGAAATTTTTGGCGGCTATGTATTTTATGGCCGTTTTCATTTTATTCTTGTCATCGTTGTCTTTCTCCCAAGCGTCTTTGTCCTTTACATATAAAACTTCTCTTTTCAAGTCACTACAATGAACGGGGCGTTTAAAAATATCAAGTTGTTTAAGACCTCTAATAAAAAGTTTTGAAATTCCTTCAGTGTATCCTAAGCGACCAACCATATCCAAATCGGTTGTATTTAATTGGAGTTGGTTAATGAAATCCATAATATTGAGAGCATCTTTGCATTGTTCATTCAAGAAGAATTGAAGATTAAAGTTGTTTGTGTTATTAGTAGTATTATTAATTATTTTTCCTTCTTTTGCCATTTCTATCATTTTATTATTTTGTTCAATAATCAAGTCTTTGAATTCTTGGTTTTGTTTTATTAGTTCCATATTCTGGTTTAATAAGAGCGCAACAATTGAATTAGGTTGTTGAGAATTGTCGGTAATAGTTGTTGAACTTTCTTTGGCGCATTTTTTGCCATGTTTCCATAAGCCAGAGCTTGATGTATATTTTTTACCACACTGGCAACTGTATGTTGGCGTTTTTTTTATTTCCGTAGTTTCCAAATTATTTCCAATGAGACGATGAGCATGTTTTTTGGTGTTAGTGTGTCTCATCCAATCACACAACTTGCTGCATTTAAAGTCACAACATTTGCAATAAAAATCGGCGTTTTTTGGCGTTAAATTTGTTTCCGGTATTTCCATATATTGGAAATAGAAAAAACGCCTAAACCCTTTTCCCCAAAAATATATAAAAATTTATGGTAACACAATTTTTCCTGAATTTTTGAAAATAAGAGCAGTATGGTTTAAAATCACTTTTAGGAAATTTCGAGTTTGGTAAAGTCCCAGGGTTTTCAGAAATTGGACATTTTTTTTGTCCATTTTTCATTTTCTCGAACACTTTTGCCAAACAAGAAAATCCTGAAAATAGATATTATCTTTAAAGTAACTTAAAGAAAATGAACAAACTAATTTATAAATTTTTGCACAAGTATTTATTGCAGATTTTGTCATTGCTAACATTGACAATCGTTGATTTTTTATGTTTTGCTATCAAATTGTTATTAGTAAATTTCTTTTTTGCTTGTACTACAATCACAATATATTACAGTAATAACTTGAGCTTAATTTTGGCTTAAAATCATTGACAATCATTGCCAAAAATAGCAATGGAAAATCTGCCTAATTCTTTTCCCCAGAAATAGATATTATCTTTAAAGTAACTTAAAGAAAAATGACAGCGGGGCTTTAAGTTGTTTTGGTAAAATATATATAAGCTCGCCCAAAAAAAATATGTAGGTAATATATGGAGTCTAATACTGAATCTTTAACGGGGTCTATAACTTTAATAAAAGAATCTAATATTACAAATTCTTTAATTGCAGATAATAACATAGAAAGACAAATAGTCGTTCATGGAAAAACATATAATTTAGAATGTATTATTGAAATTCCACTTGACAAAAATATGGTTGGTGGGGTTGCTCCTAGAATTATAAACAATTCATTTATACCGTTTGTATATCAAATTATAGGCGAACTAATGATAGCCGGGCAGGATGTTGCCGCAAGAACAAATGATTTATCTAATGCCATTCAGGCTAACTTAAATGCTCCTGGTGGAGGCGCTAACATTACAGTTAGAGTAAACAGAAACGCAGACCGCATGTGTTTAAACATTTATACGGCACCCGGCGTTCAAAACTCCCACCTCTCCCTCTGGGTTAACAGGCAAGGAAATTTTCAGTCAGGTATTGATGCTGCGGGAAATTACATTCCAGGGTGTACACATTTTAAACTTGATATAGGAGGAGGAGGAGCAGGGGGTGGTCCTGGAGGAAATCCGGCAGAAACCGTAGGTTTTTTATGGAGTATAAATATCAATGAACATCCACATCCACCATATTGGTATTTTAGTTGTACCAAAGTTCCAAATCCTTTAAATGCAGCATTAATAGCAAACCCCTTTACACAGGCTGTTTTAGATGGTTTAAATGAATGTTTAAGAAGGACCCCTGTAACTTTTCCAGCCCAGCAAGCAGCCAATGTAAGAGCAGTTTTGCAGCCAATGAGAAATGAACTACGAGTAGCCCAGCAAGCAGCCGCAGCAGCCCAGCAAGCAGCAGCAGCAGCAGCAGCAGCCCAGCAAGCAGCCGCAGCAGCCCCAGCAGCAGCCCCAGCAGCAGCCCCAGCAGCAGCCCCAGCAGCAGCCCCAGCAGCAGCCCCAGCAGCAGCACCAGCAGGAGGAGCAGCTAATGGGCTTAATTCAAGTACTAAACCTTTTACTCCAAAAGGAGGAAAATCATCAAAAAAACAAAGGAAAACTAAAAAAACAAAAAAATCAAAGAAATCAAAAAAAACAAGAAAACACAAAAGACGATAAGGTTTTTATATTATACTCTAAATAGCATAATATAAGATAAAATATACAATTTATGTCGCATACATGAGACCACAATTGCCACCAACAAAAGTTATCATGTTTATTCTCTCTTCAAACAAAGTTAAATCAAAATTATAGTTGTAAATTCTCCAAGTTGGCTTGTTAATACCAATAATATTCTTATTTGCTGGGTCACAAATTGCCAAAGATTGTGCATACGGGTCTACCGTTGGAATAATAGTCGTAAATTCCAACTCAATAGTAGTAAACCGACTCATGTTAATTGCTCCAGAAGGTTGTGTGTCTAATGGCGAATTTGTCATACCAAAGCTATAAAAATAAACACCATCCGGCAAATAACTACCAGTCCTTAACCATTTTTCAATATAATTATAGACACCATTGGGTTGGTCATTCTCCCTATAAGAACCGTCCAATAAAATTCCCATAGCCGTTAATATACCACTCTGGTTTTCCAAGTTGAAATTTCCAGTAACATACCAACCAGTTAAATCACCATTTGCATTTACGCCTGGACCAATAGTTGTTGTTGTTGTTGTGCCATCAGGATTTATACGTGTAATTGGAAAGAAACCAGTTGTTGGCGCAGGCGTAATGTCATATGGCAAATAATTATAAGGCCAGTTAGAATAATTTGACCATTCATTGCGCAAATTTGCATCACTTCTCTGGAAATAAAACATATAATTGGAAACCATACCCAAAGAATCCAATTGCACTTTGTTTGTACCAGTAACATTATAAAACTTTTGCTGTCTTACTTGTTTAAATAAATATTTTTGTTCTTGAAGCGCAAACAATCTGGACTCTTCATTTGAAAGAAAACAATAAGTACAATTTAAATGAATGTCGGCATTCCAAAGAGTACGAGTATCCGTATAGTCATCTATTGCCAACGCTACAGATGGTGGAGTCTGCAAAAACCTATAAAATTGCATATACCATTGATTGAAGTTGGGAGCAACATACGGATAATTATTTTCGCTGTCAAATACATCGCGAATGCGGAACAATTCTTGAATGGGCCTCATTGTAACATTAATCTGCAACTCATTGTATTGAAGCGCAACAAGTGGGAATGCCATTTGAGTTTTATAACTGAACCAACTACCAATGGGTATGTATAAAATTCTACCACGAATGGACGGTTCAGCACTAGCAGTATCTCCAGCATAATATGCGTTGGGATATGAGTTAACGCGCGCACCAGAGTTTGCAGGGTCGTTCAACGCAGGAGTATTTCCAGTCATGTTATCAAACAAAAGCTTTTTAGCTCCCGGAAATTCTCTCTCTACCAATAGTCTAATGTAATCTCCCGAGTATTCTTGCAATGTTTGATTTCCACAAGTAATAGTAATGCGAGATATCATTAAAGCACCCAAATTTTCAATCCATTTGAATCCATATGGAACCCAAACACCACTGTTATTCATTTGAGACATTTCATCTGTATTAGGAGGCATAATTGGACTCCAAATATTAGGCAATTCAACACTTAAATAACAATCCATTAATAAATCGGCATACCTCGGTATTTTAAAAGTAAAATTGGATTCTTCCGCCAAACGCAATGTTTTTGCTCCTTCAAAATCAACACGAAATTTTTGCATGCCAAAATTTGTATAGCGAGCATACGTAGCTTTAAAAAAGGTTTTTGATGGGTTTCCATTTAATATAATATTTTGTTGGCCTTCACTAACTAATTGCATTAATCCTCCTGCCATGATTTAGATATATTATACAGATAAATTATATTTTTAACTATTTTGATTGTTTAATTATTATATTTTAAAATCAGTATAATATAATAGACAGACATGGATGCAACTAGTAAAACAACAAATATGACGGATATGATTAAAAATCTTAAGGAAAATTTTGTTACTTACATGTTATTTAGCATGATAATACTATTTATAATTATTGTCTTATGGTATTACTTTTATATGAGAAATCTATTAAGTCGCGAATGCTCAGCAATGGATAGTATTTTTTCTACATTAGATGGGTCTATAACGTCTTTAAATTCAAGTGACCCCAATTGCAAATACACATTTAAAGACTACTATATTAAAACAGCTTATAATTGCTGCAGCCCAGGAACATATAAAAATGATTATGTTTCAACGTGCGCCCTAAAAGATGTATTGAAACAAGGAGTTCGTGGATTAGACTTTGAAGTTTTTTCAATTGGTGACCAACCCGTAGTTGCAACCTCTACAGTTGACAGCAATTATATTAAGGAAACTTATAACTTTGTTGCATTCTCAGATGTAATGAATGTTATTACAAATTATGCATTTGCTACAAGCACTGCACCAAACCCCCAAGACCCGATTATTCTACATATACGCTTTAAAAGCTCAAATCAAAAAATGTACCAGAATTTTGCCAACTTGTTGAAGAATTACGAACAATTCTTCCTAGGTCCAGCTTATAGTTTTGAAGAGAACGGGACAAACTTTGGAAATACTCCTTTAATGGATTTAACAAAAAAGAGGACCATTGTTTTAATTGTTGACAAGTCTAACAACTCATTTATGGACTGTCGCGATTTTTATGAATATGTTAACATGACAAGCAACTCAATTTTTATGCGCGCGTTACATTATTATGATGTTAAAAATACGCCAGATTTATCAGAGTTGCAAGAATTTAACAAACAAAATATGAGTATATCTATGCCCGATGTTGGAAACGACCCACCAAATCCCAGTGCTATAGTTTGCAGAGAAACTGGTTGTCAAATGATTGCAATGATGTATCAAAAGAATGATGTAAATTTACAAGAGAATAATGCCTTTTTTGATAAATCAGCTTATGCGTTCTGTTTGAAACCTGAAAAGTTAAGATATATTCCTGTAGTTGTTAAAACCCCTCCTCCACAAAACCCGGCTCTTTCTTTCCAAACAAGAAGCGTTAAGAGCGATTATTATGCTTTTAATATTTAAGAACTTAAACATAAAAATAAAAACTCTTTAAAATTGCAATGAACTATATTTATATTCACGTATGTTGTATTAACAACTATAAAGAAGTTTTTAACAATTTGATATATTGCATTAAAAATAGCGGATTATATCAAAATATAGAAGAAATTAGATGTTGTGTTTTAGGTGATTATGATAATACTATGTTTGCTGATGAAAAAATAAAAATAGTGGCAGAAAATACCAATATTTTTTTATATGAGCAGTTTACCATTAATAAATTGCATAATGATTGTAAAACTGAAACTTTTAATGTGTTATATCTTCACACAAAAGGAATAACTAGACCCGAAAATATGGCTGTAAAGAGTTGGGTTGATTATTTATGCTATTTTAATATTTATAATTATGCAAAATGTTTAGAATTGTTAAAGGAAAATGACACAGTTGGTGTAAATTTATACGACTATCCCCAAATGCACTATTCAGGAAATTTTTGGTGGTCAAAATCATCTTATATAAATAAATTAAATCCGTGCATTTACGAATGTTATAATAGCCCTGAATTTTGGTTAACTTGCAATAAAAATGGAAAATATATTAGCCTCTGGTCATCTGGTTTAGACCATTATTATCAAATATATTCAAAAGAAGAATATGAAAATAAGTCCTTTAATATTACGGAATTCTCTCCAAAGGCATAAAAAATAAAATAATACAATAATATATTAACATGCCAAAAACGCGTAAAAATAGACAACAAGCAAAAAAACTAACAATTTGTAAAAGTAGGTATGCCTTGTGCACTTCAGCTCCTTGTAAGTCTATAAAGAACAGACCTGGAAAAACTAGCTGCAAATGCACAATAGAAAATGGTTATAATTTTGCCACAAGACCTTGCAATACCCTTAAGGCGCACAAAACTAGGTCTGGAACTCGTCGCATTTACTCAACATTCTCAATTAATGAGATGCATGATGGCAAAAGAATAACAGAATGCCCTAAGAAATACGAGTGGTCTGATTGTTTGAACCACATATGTGTTGTTGACCCGAAGAATTCCAAAAAGGCAATATGTGAGTGCACATTAAAAAAATCCAATAAGGATTGGTTTACAATGGGTGCAAACAATCACAAAAAATTTTGCGGCAAAAGCAAATGGTCTGGTGCGCACAAGAAAGATTTTTACAATACGCGAAAATTCTGGAATGGTTATTTTGCAAAGAAGACGCACAAAGACGGCAAAATTATTGGAAACCCTAAGGGCTTTATAAATAAATTAAAGTAATAAGACTATTAAATTAGACTAAAAGTTTTTAATTTTTATTACCAATAAAAATTGAAATAGAAAAATTATTTGAACAATTTTAAAAACAAACCAATAACGCAACCATGAATATCTATCAGTTGGGGCAACATTTATACCAAGGGGAAGACGAGTCAACTCTACTGGAAGATAAAATTCACAGAGAATATGAAGATTACTCAATTCAAAACTATGGGAATTTTGTATTTAAGCAAAAAACCTCCACGAATATGGATAAACTTTGGCGCATATTTCACGAAAATCAAGATTATCCAGAATTGTATATGGGAATGGTAGATAAAATGGCTCGTTGCAAATGCATGATAACGGGAAAAGACGAGTGGCACAATATAAATCTGTTTTCTGACATTTCAACAAATCCTCTGTCAAATGGCGACCGCATTACTTTAAAAAGAGTCGTAAAAAATAAAATGTACCATATTGACTGCATTTTCATTAAATGGGAAAAAGAAACTTTTTATGAATGGAAAATGACGAGTGGAAATGTTTTGCAGCTTAGACAGCAATATGTTGATGGTCTTTTGCCAAAAGATAAACGATATCTTAAAATGTCAACCTAAATAAAAAAAAACAACAATGCGAGTACAAACTGACAAAAAATTATTCTTTTTTCTTTTGATAATATAAGATTACTAAATGAAAAATATATGCGATAAAACAATGAGTTTCCAAGAATGTGAATTGGCGATATTAAGGAGCGCTATAGATAAAGCCGAAGAGCGTTCTGGAAGAGCTGTAGCTAATTCAACAGAAGTAAAAAAAATAATTAATATAGTGGAAAACTTTATCCGTAGAAAAAAGGTTATTTGTTATGGTGGAACTGCAATTAATAACATTTTGCCGAAACAAGACCAATTTTATAATACCGAAGTAGAAATACCAGATTATGATTTTTTCTCTCCTAATGCGTTAAATGATAGCAAGGAATTAACAGATGACTATGTGAATGCTGGATTTTTAGAAGTAGAAGCCAAATCTGGACAACACAAGGGAACATATAAAGTATTTGTTAATTTTATTCCAGTTGCTGACATAACCTTTTTACACAAGGAGATATACAAATCAGTAAGAAAAGAGGCAATTAAGGTGGATGGAATTTTATACGCGCCGCCAAATTATTTAAGAATGTCCATGTATTTAGAACTTTCAAGACCGGCGGGAGATGTTTCAAGGTGGGAGAAAGTTTTAAAGCGTTTAACACTTCTTAATAATAATTATCCTTTAAAATCCAAACATTGCGATGAAATAGAACCTTTCCAGAGAGAAATGATAAATAAAGAAGATGAAGATAAAATATTTGAAATAACTAGAAATTCATTTATAAATCAAGGAGTTGTGTTTTTTGGAGGTTATGCAATTTCTCTCTATCTTCACTATATGCCAAGACATTTACACAAGAAGCTAGAAAAGATTCCTGATTTTGATGTTTTGTCAGAAGACCCAAAAAAGACGGCCGAAATTTTAAAGGAGCGTTTAAAAGATGCCGGATATAAAACAGTTAAAATTATAAAACGCAAAGAAATTGGAGAAATTGTTGCACCACATTATCAAATAATGGTTGGGGCGGATACAATTGCGTTTATTTATAAACCAATTGCGTGTCACAGTTATAATGTTATTACGGTTGATAAACATCCAGTAAAGATAGCAACAATTGATACTATGTTGAGTTTTTATTTAGCATTCTTATATTCAGACCGCAATTATTATGATACAGAGAGAATAGTTTGCATGGCGCAATTCTTATTTGAAGTACAACAAAAGAATCGTTTGCAGCAAAAGGGTCTTCTAAGAAGATTCAGTATAAGTTGTTATGGACATCAAGAAACGGTGGAAGAAATGAGAGCTGAAAAAGCGGAAAAGTTTAAAGAATTAAAGGACAATAAAAAAAAACAAAGTACAGAATATGAAGAGTGGTTCTTGCGTTATAGACCAGCCGATGACCTTTCTCTCAAAGAAAAGAAGAAGCAAGAGAGAAAGTTGAAGAAATCTAAAACGGCAAATAATAAAATAAAGAAAAGCGAAACAAAAAAGCGTGGTCGCGGAGGTTTATTTTTTTAATGGAAACATTCTTTAAAAGCAATAATAATCAATAAAAACCACATATAACTCCATTATTATTTTTGATATTATTTTAAAAATAATATGCTCATAAAGTTCATTGGGTATGTATTGTTTCAAATAATATACCATATAAACTGTGTAGTATATAGCTCGTTCAATCATCCACTTTAAAACGCGATTATGAAACGTTTGATAAAACGACCAATTGTTAACATAACTGCACATTTGTGTGCTATTCTGTTTAATATAAAACAAATGTATCTCCAAAAGTCCGGCCAATACCCTGTGAAAATTTGTTTTTTCATTTTTAACTGATAACAAGTGTCCTATTTTATCAGTGCTAAACAAATCTAAATACAGTGTTTTTCTATTAGTTTCTGTGGGTAAAATATAAGGATTTACGCCGTCAAAAAATTTATTATTACAAACAGCGCTTCCATTTATGATAAATGGAACAAAACAAGACCGATATATAGTTTCAAATAATTCATCTATGCTCTTGTATTTACTTTTAACAATTTTTTTCCCTTTCTTAATATCGTGGTAAGTAATAAAGAATTTTCCATTTATGTCAGTTAAAAGTGCATCAGGGTCTAAGACGCGCACGCGAATTTTATCAATACAAATATTTAATTTGGCCAAGTTGTGATGTTCTTTAAATTGTTTTAGAATTATATTATATATCTCGGTCATCATATCCAACGCATCCATCTTATATAACAGAGCACTAACCGAGCCAATACTACAACAAGATATTTTTTGTATTTTTATGTATTTTTTATTTTCCATTTCTCTCAAGAAATAAAGAGCTCCTATCAAATAACTTCCGTTAAATATTCCCCCGTCTAATATTAAATTTATGTCTTCTTTTGTTTTTTTTTTCGGTAGATTTTTCATAAGATTTTTAATATAACTTTGTATAATATGCATGTATCTCTCGGTTCTTATAAAACTTATACAACAAATATACAAAAATATAACGAGTTTTGCTTATAACAATTTAAAACAATAGTTCAAAATAGTTATATATTATAAAAATGTCATCTCTTGCAAATGATTTATGCGCTTTTTATTGTTTATCTTATAAAAATGAAGAGAGAAAAACGGCTTTATCGCAAAGATTCTCTCAGTTAAATATTAATGTTGACTTTTATGACGGCGTCGGGTTTGACGACCCAAGGTTAAGTATTTTAAAGGAAAATGAAGGTGGAACAAAAAAGCCATGGTCTTGCATGTATGGACACCTAGATATGATAAATAAATTTTTAAATGAAACTGATAAAGAATATGGTATTTTTTGCGAAGATGATATTTATTTGGATAAGAACCTAGCAAATGATATTCCTAGACTTGTTAAAGACTTTAAAACAATGGAGTTAGATGTTTTGCTGCTTGGCTATTTAATACCATATAAGATTGAGGGATACTATCATGGATTTAGTATTAAACGAGATTTTTCTAATAGAACTCGTAAATATCATGATTATCCATATGATTTGTGGGGAGCTCAAATGTATATGTTGTCCAGAACTCAAGCAAAAACATTATTAGAAAAATATTATAATGGTTATGCTGAACAATCATTAAATCCTGAATTAAATGTAAATATGCCCCCATTTAGCTCTGATTGGACTATAACAAAAGATGGCAATAAAGCGCTTGTCTATCCAATGTATGCAACAGAAGATGGAAAAACAGTTATAGACCATGAAGGACAACGTAATTTTCACGAGAGTTGTTTTTATCACAATTACAATCCAGAACAATTTATTTAAAAACATAATTAAAATTTCTCATTCTGCATTAACCTATCAATAAAGTCGCGCGGACTATCTTTATTCATGACATAACAATTAATTATTTCTGCAGGAGAATAGAATTTATCCTTAACCTTTTTGAGTTTTCTCTCATCAATATTCACATTATAATATCGTTTATACATTTCCCGAATGATATTATGAGAAGCATTATCCAATTTAAGTGTTATGTCTATGCGACCTGGTCTAATTAGTGCGGGGTCTAACATGTCATAATGATTGCTACTAATTCCCAAGATTCTTCCCGGGGTTTCTTTAAGCCCATCCCACAAATTTAATATATCGTCCAAAGTAATCGGGTCATCTTCCGTAGATTTTGTCACCGCAGTTAAAAGCTTATTTTGCTCATCACTTGCGTCAACAAAAGTTTGAATTACATCTGCCACATTAACCGACGCAGTTGGAGATAATGAGTTTAAATTCAACTTTTTCCCAATGTTAGTTCCTGCTCTATCCTTTTTATTTTCTCTCTTCCACACAATCTCACCAAGACAATCTATGTCTTCAATAATAATAATTTTTTTATCAAACCCAACACCGTGTTTCTTATTGTTTGAGTTGTATCTATCCTCAAAAAAGAAATCATCCAATTGTCGTCTTGTCTTTATTAATTTCAACGAGAGAACAATTAAATGTCGTCCAGTCATATTTGCCAAACATTTGAAAAATGACGTTTTTCCAGTTCCTGGAGGACCATGCAATCCAATCCCGAGAGAATAAGGAATTCCCATTTCATAATACCATTCTTTGTTATCAAGAAAAAATTGAATTTTATCTACTATTTGTTTTTGATTTTCAAAAAACATATTATTAAACGTGCGCGTGCTATCAAACGGATATTCTGCCCAACATTCATATTTGTAATCTTCGTATTTTGTTTTTATTAAAGTATAAACAAACTTTTGACTATTACGACTTTTTTCAATAGCTTTTGTATAGGTTTTTGTTAAGTTGGTAACATAATTTTTAATACCACATGTATTCGTTTCATACGAGTAAAGTGTCAATGTAATTTTGTCAGTTTTAGTTGTTTGCTTGTCTTTTTCGCCGCCACCCGAATCTTCAGTGTAAAAATCTGCAATGGCATATATTTTAAGTTCTTTATTATATAAAAATGGTTTCCTTTGAGAAACTATATACATATCAGATTCATCGTCGTCATCATTTTTGTCGCGAAATTTATCCATTGCTATATAAAGTTCTTTTAACTCACGAATAGATTCAATATTATCCATTTTTATAACAATATCAGACCACAAAGCTTTGCAAGCATTGGTAAAACAAGAAGATACTACTGGATAAAGATTATAAGTGCCAATGCTAGAACATCTTTTGCCTTCATATGTGATTGAATATTTTTTATAGAATAAACTCTTAATAGTGTCGTGAATATCTACATTCCATGGTCTATTAAATACGTTATTTTCGTATAGGAGTTTTACAAGATAACTTATTACTATAAATCCAATTGTTGAAAAAATGGCATCAAACAGTTGATTCCCAGTTTTCATTCGTTGAAAGAGAGAAATTTTTATAGAATCGTTAAATGTAGTTTGTAACATATCTGTTAAATCAAAACCAGGAGGCATTCAATATATTAAATCATAAGTTAGGTTTAATATATTTTAACAGATATGTTACAAACTACGTATTTTTAATTATGACGTGTAAAACACGCGCTTCAACTTGTATTCTCTCATACACTTGCTAAGAAAACACGCACATTTTGCACATGGTTTTGAATTAACATAGGCACCATTATTTTGTCCCCTACCAAATTTCATAATATACATATCCGCATCTTTCATCTTATTATAATTTCCAAGTGACCGTATAACGTTTTCTTCTGCATGCAAGTTTCTATCTGTGTGAAGATAAGTGTTATAATAACTCTTACTAGTTTCTTGACGATAACCAATGCGATTTACCGCACTGGCTATAATTTTTCCTCTTAAAACAATAACGGCGACATGTGCAATTACGTTAGCTATCCGGAATCGTTCAAACCGTTTGTCATATTTGATTTCATCTAACACTCTGGTTATATCTGAATTGGGCATGAAGCTATTTTTACATCGCATTATATTTTTATATCTGTTTCATACAAATTTCTTTAAAAGTCGGCTTTAAGAGCAGCTATAACACCATTTTGTAAGGCTATTGCATTATTTAATGAAGATATTGCTTCATTCTGTGCATTAATTATTTCATTCTTTTTTGAAATTAATTGGTCTTTTTCGCGAATCATAGAAATAAGAAATTCAACATAGTTTGTTAATGTTACTAATAATCTAGTCATTATATCTTCTTCAACTAAACTCATAACTATAACTATATTATATGATGCTTTTATATTAAGTTTGTAAAAAAATTGATAGAAATGTTATTCCACATTATTGTTTTAACTTGCAATAAAAAACATGATAAAAGCGTTTTGTTCATATCTATCAAAGCGAAAACTTAGGCGACAAATAATAAATAAAAAAGCAAATCTTAATGCTCTTTTGGAAGCAGATTTGTCTTATATGAATTTATCCGGAATTGATATTAGAGGGGCAAAAATGTGTGCGTCAAATTTAAAAAAAACTGTATTTAAAAATACTGTATTACAGGGAGCCGTTATTAATTCAACAAATTTATCCGGGGCAAACTTATCCGGGGCAAATTTAAGCTTTGTCAACTTTTCAGGCTCCGATTTACGCGGGGCAAATCTTAAAGGTGCAAATTTATACAAGGTAAATTTTACTGGTGCAAATTTGTCTTATGCCAATTTTACCGATGCAAAAATTGATAATACTACAAATTTTACAAATGCAATTATGATTAATGTAATTATAGACATTAACAGATTAAATATGGCCATTACAGTTGGTGCCGACATACAACACATGAATGTATATGACCAAGTATTGCATAGTTTAAGTTTTAAATCATACCGTCATTTAAACCCTGAAAAAATTGTGCCAGTTACTTTTTAAAATCGGCTGAAATGAGTCATAACTTTGGACAAAAAGTAATACAACAATCCAAAAAGAGCGCTGGTAAAAACAAAACCATACAGGTTTATATTGCCATCCTTGGAAAACAATGCGGGAAAAAACCGATATAAATAACGCTTGAAAATTGGAAGTTGAAACAAGAAATACAATACAGCAATTAGAAGAGGAATTTGAATTTCGTCGTATAATTGGTCCAAACTATCACCATATTGTTCTTTTTTATTGTAATTGTGAACTATGTCCTCATTATCCTCTTCTTCTGTAATGTAATCTTTTGTAGATTCAGTAGGAATATAATTGGCTTGAACTTGTGGGTCGTGCATAATAGATTCTGTGTTGCGTGGAATATCTCTAGACGGCAATTGGGTTGCTCCAGTAGAGCTAGCTTGTTGCAAACCATTAACAATTTGTTGAATAGTTGTTTGGTCTAAAGAAACGCCTCCTGGAGGTCCAGACCCAGGTCCAGGTCCAGGTCCAATTTTTTCATTTACTGACAATGTGACATTTCCGCCAATGCTTCCCCCACCCACTGGGTCAGTTGGCAAATCCATTATACTTGTTGAATCAGAAGACATATAATTATTACAAAGAATGATGATTTATAATAATTACGCAAATTCACGATACTTATATTTACACATGTACTTCCTTTTTCTTAGCATCGCATTTTGTTGTAATCGGTGTAAATTTATAACATTTTCCTTGATGTTTATAAATTTTATCTTCTATATCTTCTAACGGAGGAGCTTTCATTATTAAACAATTTTTACCATTGCAAACAGTTCTAAATAATGTCGCCAATCCAAATCCCAATATAATAGACATAAGGTATTTACCACTTTCTGTGTGAACAAATCTGCTTAAATGCATTTATATATTGTATAGTTAATATAAAATATATAAACAAAGTTAATCTTCTGTTTTTCCAGTTTGAACAGGTATTGTTTTTATTTTTGAGGAATCAGCAGGACATTTTACTTCATTTGCCTCATATACAAAACAATTGTCAGCGTTGTCTTTATATTGTATTTTTCCAGTATTTTCAGGCGTAGGATAAACATAAATAGTTTTAAGTTCAGGTCCCCACACGTAGACAAAGAAGAGGCCAATTGCTAAACTAATAATGAAGACAGGTATGTTGATAAATTTCGTGAGCATTTTATCTTATATTTAGTGTATATATTTTTTTAAAAGCTAAAATAATTTGTTTCTCAACCTTGTCCAGCAGTTACTTTATATGTTTCGCCGGTTTTTTCATTTTTAGCAATCAATTCACCTTTAACTAGCTCTATTTTAAGTCCCAACCGATTGGCTTCTGTTGCAGCAATTGTTCCATCTGAAAGTAAATTGGGATGGATTTTAATTTTTGGTAGAGGTGGTTCATCGTCCGAGTCAGAGACTGAAACATCAGATTCATCTGGTTCTTCCTCTTCTTGGACTTTCAATTGAGGCTTTAACTTGAATTTTTCAAGCCTTGTAGCATCTTCTTCATCGTCTTTCGTAATAATTGGTTTTGCTTTAATATCAGGAATAGCCTCAGTAAAAGCAACAGTCTTTGCAGGCTTTCTTTTTTCCTTTTCTACGCCAATTTTAAAAGAAACAACCCTTTGACCATTACTCATCAAATCCCATTCCAAGTTTTCATTTGTAATAGATAATTGAATTAAATGAAATGTGTTGTCATCTTCATTATATTCAACACCATTATACGCGTATTTTTTATTCATAATTTCAGTGGCACGTGGTTGCATAGTATTTGTATACAACTCAACTGCATCAATAATTAATTGTGTATTTTGCGTAGAGTTGTATTGTTTAATCATTAAATTAAAGTTATCCAAGTTATTATAAAACTCTAATTGTAGTTTTTCAAGTTCGGCTTTTTTTTCTTCGTTGTCAACTACATTTAAATAAGTTTGCAATGTGAATTCATAAACTTTTGTAAATTCTGTAACTTGTTCTTTTAATTTATCAAACCTTCCAACAGCTTCTTGAGCACTAATATAACCAAATAATAAATCATTTTTATCAATAATAACTTCTCGTTTGTATTCATCAAGCGTGCTCTCATCGTTGTGAAGGTCCTCTTGTATATTTTGAACAAGTCCCAAGTTAATATTTATATTAAATGGACAGGGCTGTTTTCTATCACCACACAATGCAATTAAATGTCTTCCATCTTCTTGATTTTTAGTAGAAAAAATAGACCCGACTGGTCTCCGGCAGTTAATGCATTTTGGTTTAAGTTTCATGTATTCGGCTCGTTTTTCTCTCCAACTTAAGCCCTCTAATTTAATAATTTGTGTCTTATCTTTTTTAAGATTGCTTTCATACTTATCTTTATACCTATAATATTGGTCTAAACTTTCAATAAATTTTCTTTTTTCTGCGTCTTTTTTCTCATCTTCTTTGCTCATTCTGTAGTTTATATCCTATATATATATTTATTTATTTATTTTTCTGTGAATAACATCATATTCTGTTTCCCAGTGAGGAAGTCCTGTAATTAATTCTTGATGTGCTTGTTTTTTAGCCTCTTGAAAATTTTGTATTTTTGATAAAATATACTGTTGTTTCTGTCTATTTTTCATATCTTTTTCTACAGGAGTAAGTTTTCCTTTGTATTTAAAAAATAATATTGTGCCTAAAAGGAGTAAAAATCCCACTCCTAAAGCAATATTAATTAGAAGGTTGTTGTATGTCATTTTAAAAATTCTGCATTGCTTTAATGTTTCACTTAAAAAATATTTAACGCCGGGTTCTATTAAAGTAGGTTTAGTAAAATTATCAAAATTCATGTTATTAATTACTGTTATAAAAACAAAATAAATTATACACAATATCTATATGGACAGTTCTTTCTTATCACTATTAATTTTTGCAGTAATTACACTTGTATATTATTTGTTATTAAAACCAAAGTTAGACGCATCTGCATATGACGACCCTACTGGAGCTCAATATGCTGCTTATAGCAGCAGCAATAATACTGCATTACTAATATATTTCTTATTTGTGGTATTAACTCAAATGGGTGTAAATGCTAGTGTTATGGTAACAAAGTGCGGAGGTAGTTTAATGCAAAACATTGGGTCAGCCTTTTTAATGACTTTAATTCCTTGGATTTTCATTTTTGGTGGAGTAATTATATGTTTAATGATGTTTCCCGGGTTTAAATCGGCATTTTCTAATGTAATTGGTTATTTTGTCGTCTCTAATTCCGCTAATAACATTTTAACCGAGTTATTAGTAAATACTGACTTGAACCAAACAATAAATGCTGCTGACGCTGACCCAGAAAAGAAAAATAGCTTAAAGAGTGCGGCAGAAGCTATTATTAAGTTGTGTGGAAATATGTCTATTTTAATAAATCAAATTGTACCTTCCAATTTTATAGAGTATTGGGCAATGTTACTTCCCTTAATGAAGGAACAGTATCAAAATGGTGCTCCTGAAATGAAACAACAATTATTAGATGCTGTCGTTGTGAGAGATAATATAGGAGAAGCACTTTGGTATGTTTACACAGCAATTTTATTAATTTCAATTACACAATATAACATTATGAGCAGACCATGCAATAAAGACTTGGCATCAATGCAGGCAAGTCAAGAACAATATTTGAAAACTGAAGCTAGTATAAATGAAAAAACTGCAAAGCAAAATTCAACTGTCTACACAATGTAATTAACATATATACAAACCACACAGAGAGTCAAAGAAGTAAAAGTGCGAAACATCTATAAAGATTGGTTGTTAAATATTGACTACTGTGCGAAGAAACTGGCTTTCTGGATGAAAGCCAGCAGTCCTCATTGTTATGAATTCGGTGGACACTTCAAGAGAATCACCCATTGCATTACTAATGCGACGAAACTCGTTATTTAGCTCGGCAATCTCCCTCAAACGAGCATTTCGTGGCGCTGCAACTAATGGACACTCACATCCGTCCCCCAAAATTGCGCCAAATCCGCACATTATGGCAATTTTGTCTGCAAATTCGGGGTTGTTCTTGTAAAATCTTATTATGTAATGAATCATTTCTGCCAAAACGGCTACATCGCAAACGGGAAATACTGCAAGTGCTCCCCCAACGTTCATCTCCAAAACCATTACACCCAAAGCATCAAGTGCAAGACTCGGTGTTTGAGAAATATCTTTCATCAGCTGTTCCAGAAGAGCCCCATTCTTGCCTTCATTTAGCACGACAGTTTGTGCGTTGCCTATAATGCGATAAAATGCCGCAGCACGAATCGTGAATTCAAATTTATTTACCGAACTTTCGTTTTCAGTCTCTGTCATTTTGCTGTTGCCAAAATTGGCGTTTCATAAAAAGTTTTCAATTTTTTTTATCTAAAAAATAAAAAACAACTAGAGGGGACTACATACTAGGATTCTCTAAAATAAGGTGTGTCTAGATAAATAGTAAAGAACGAACAAGTAAGAGAGAATGCCTAAAACAATAGCTAAAAGCCAAACAGGAAGAATTGTTTTATTGCGATAACCGATGCCAAAATTGCGAAGGCTTCCATCTTCCCTGTACAAGAAACTGGGCTGCCCAATTTGAATTGTAATAAAAACAGCTAAAAATAACAAAATGCTGACAAGAGTAACATTCTTTGAAATATAAGACCTATACATTGAATTCATGATATATATATTGTATAGCAATTATTCTATAAATAATTTCATAAGTTTTTATTTAATTTATGTAATTATTTGGTCGTAGTGCCTTTTTTTCAGTTAGTCTCGTTCTTGCCAATCATCGTTGCCTTGTTCCGCACCAAAATAGTCTTCTCCGGCATCATCTCCGGCAAACCATCCTATATCATTTTCTTCTCTATCAATCGCTTCAACTGCATCAGCGTTTTCTATATAATCTTCTAAAAATTGGTCCACATTTTCATCTGTTACGCCTTTATTCTTTCTTAAGTTTGTTTCAATCTCTGCTATTTTTTCCATATAATCACGTTCCTCATCATATGCCTCTTTTACATAAGTAGTTAATCCCTTTTGTAAACCTTTGCTCCAAACTCCCAATTTATTAATCTTTAAAATTGTATCAGCATCACGCTCTTCATCTGTCATGGCTTGAAGTCTATCTGTGAATGTATCTTTCTCTCGTTCTTTGCTCTTGAAAACAACTTCCATTATTTTATCGTAGCTCAAATCAACAATATCCTTGTGGTTAGACATGATTGTTAAAAATGCCACCATTAATTTAGAAACTCTAATCTTCATGTCTTTAATATTACCCAAAAGAAGAGTGGGTGTTGTTTTGGATGATAAATGCAATTCATCTTCTTCCATATTTTCTACTGTCAATGCAAGTTCTCTCTCATCTGTGTCTTTAGGCGAATCCATAACAAGCATATTTTTATCTTCAGCCAAGCGTTTATAAACGTGCAATGTCTGTAATAAATAATTTTCAAAGAGTAATTCACTGGTTCTCTTATCAAAGACAGAGTATGTTTTACTTCCCTTGTAATTTATGTCCGTCATATAAGGCGTGTCTATTGCCAAATTTAATAGATTTTTAGTTGTCTCTGCAGTCTTTCTTAGAATATTTGCAACAATTTTATCATCATAAAAGGGTCTTAAGATTTTATAATATTCGCTAATTATATTTTTAATATCAGAGTTGTGTTTTTGAGACAAATTCCAATATTTTGGCAAACTGACTGCATTTTGGAAATCTACCTGATTTATAATTGTCTCAGGAAACACGTCTAAAAACTGATGTATATAGTTTTTGACAAACTGTATATTGTTATACATACTTTCATCGGATATAGAATCCTTGCGAGCATCTTCTGAACAACTGCCCCATTTCATTACTGTATTTAATAATACCCTTATGTCCATTAATTTTCGTTTTGTTATACCACTGTTTTTGCTGATAAAGTCGTAAATTTCATTATTCATTTCAGCATTAACTCTTGCCAAATAATTTTTTAGAGTTCGCATTTCTTCAGTGTCTTCAGTGACGGCAATATCAAAAGTATCAAGAGCATTATCAATATTTTGCCTTAAAGCCTTTGGAACAATTTCATTGTCATCATCTCGGTCCATTTCTTCAAGAATATTGCGCATCTTTTGTATTTGAGTAATAGTTGGATTGTCAATATTTATCTTTACAATATTTTTCCGGTCAACGTATTGCAATAGTCTAAGCAAAGATTCGTTGTTATAATTTTTACCTTCTTGTTTAAGTTTTCTAATTTTCTCACTCATGGAATCAGATTTTGAAAAGTGCTCTGGTTTTCCGCCGCAAATAGCTTCTAATTCAGTACTAATTGGAACAATTGAATTGAATTTGCAATATACAATAAATGCGCGATAAATTGTTTCGTCGCTATATTTGTCGCTTAAAGGAGCATAAATATTTTTAGAGTTCTCTCTACAGAAAAACATTGGGGCTTTTGTTACTGCATCAATGTCTTCAATAATGTTAGTCAAATCTTTCACAATCTTATTATAAACCAAAATTTCGGGTTCCTCTTCAATAAAATACTTAATTGTGCTGATTCCACCACGTTCACTACAGCACGAGTTTTCCAAGAATGGTTCCTTTGCAGAGTTTGTCAACAACAACTTCTTCCTATCTACTACTTTTTGAATGCATTCTTGAAGAGCTAGAGAGAAATATATAATTTTAGATTTGATGATTAAAATTTTCTCTCTTTGACATGTTGCCCCACTCTTGAAATTTCTTAGGCATTCCTTTTTGAAGTCCTCAGATATATTTGTAATAGGTTTAAGTTTGAATGGAATTAAAGGTGGCAAAAACTGTGTCCATTTATTCAACGCATATTCTGAGGGAATACTATCCTCAGGATTAGCTAATAAATATTCCAATTTATCCTTGAATTTTTGCATAACATCTGTGTTGCTTATGTAATATGTGTCAATAAACGCCTTTATTTTTTCTGCTATTACAGACTCTTTCATTCTCATAAGAGCTGACCAAGGATGAGTTTCATTTCTTAAATGATATGCAACGCATGACAAATATTGGAGAGAAGACAAGTCACCAGACCCTTCAAAGGGATATCCGGTAAATGAACGCACACATCCGGGGAAAGTTCTGCGAGTTTTAATTGAAGGTATTGAAGTTTGAACTCCTATCAAATAAGCCCCTAATGTTAAATACAATATAGTGCTGTTATAGACAGAGAGATATGGGGGAATCTTTTTTCCCTTTTTGGCAGCTTCTTCAACTCGCAATTTATGGTCTTCTTCGGAAACTAGAGCACCGCTTTGCAACATCTCTGACGCAATTTTAATAATAAACTCTTTTTGGTCTTCTATAAAAATTCCCATTTGTTCAGCCAATGCACCAACAATATTAGACATCATTTTTGTCTCGGGTGTTGTGTATTTTTTTATAACGGGGGTTCCAGATGCGCTCAGCAACGCGTCTCCCAAATCTTGTTCCATCACTTCTCTCGTTTTAACTTTGTATCCCTCTTCATATCCTTCATCTATATCAGGGTCAACTGCACGAATAACGTAACCACTGTATTCATCAACCCACGAATCTCCATCATCGCTCTTTTTGCCACATTCTTTTATAATCTCATCCATTACTCTCATATAGTTGTTGGGATTCTCATTCCAGCAAACAGCTAATTTATACATAAAAGATGGAAGTAATTTTACTCCTGTTTTAATGCAATACCTCCAATGCAATCCATCAGCTGTAGTTGATTCTTCTGGATTTGGTTCTCTCGTAAAACGAATAGCAAATCTTACAAGGTAACTGTTTTTATTTGTAATATTTGGTTGTCCTAATATTAGGTCTCTAAGCTTTACATAAGGAGACACAACAACGTCTTTTTCAAAATCATCATTGCCAACACCAAGTTTAAATTGCTCTGCGTTATATTTAAAGACGCGACTTTGATGTACATTGTGGAGTTTTTCTACTATGCTGATATCATATTCATAGTTTTTAGTTAACAATTCCATTAATTTTTCCTTAGACATGTCATATTTTTTATCAAATTGATTAATAATTTCTTTTAATGCATTTTCAGTAACATGGCGTTTGTTCAAGTCTTGAGTTTCGCAAATAGCTTTATATTTCTTATCAACTTCCATGCAGTCTTTTTGGAAATCGCACAATAATGATTGATTTGAAGTAACTGTTTTTTCATCAACTGTCTTGTCTGGTTGCCATTTATTATGAACGCGTTTGAAATAAAGTAACTTATCTTGGACCAAATCATAAAGAATTGCAAAGTCTCCATCAACAACTCGTTTAATACCAGTAATTAATGTTTCTGCCATATATGGTGCGTCATCTGGTCTAATTTTATTTTTGCTAATAAGTTTTTGAATAAGGAATTCATTGAATGCTGCGGGTTCCATAGCTATTTGTTCCTTTTGATAATCATCCAAAATGCCATACATGGTGTCATCATATTTTTTATCAAAGTATGTTAATTTGTCGTTATCCGCTGCAATTTCTTCAAGAGTTTTGTATTGTTTTGATATAACAATGTTAATGCATTTATTATTTTTTTCCTCTTCTTTAATAGCCTCATCAAGTTTATTTTTTTCTTTTTCAATGTTTTCAATAATGGAGCTAATATTTTCGGGCATCATGGTTCCAATATTTGCCAAAGCTAATGCATTATTATAAATATTTGAATAATCGGTAGTAATCATTTTCCATAAGAGTTCGGAACTTGTTAAGGTTAAATCGCTCTGGTCATAGTCATAGCTTCTTAACACTTCGTTGGAATTTTTTCTATCAGTTAACAGTGATACGACGCTTCTGTCGTTAGGTTTAAGGCTAATATTCATAGCCCTTTTCTTTATAGCAGAATATTCTCTCTCTCTCTCTTTAAATGACTTATAATACTCCGAAATCTTTTCTTGTAAAAACAAGTTCATTTCTTTGTATTGCATAAACGTCAAATCATCTGTATAAACTAAGAATGGTTCCAAATATCCAACAATATCATGGAGAGAAAGTCGTCCATGAATATATTTTTTCATTAAACTGAAAAGAACGCGAGTTTTTGGAACAATTTTCTGTATAAATTTCTTATATATTTCAAGATTTGTCATTTTCTCTACGTTTTCAGCATTTGCCAAAACATAATTTTTAATGCTATTCATAAATTTTCTCTCTCCGTCCTCTTTATCAACTGTTTCATCTTCAGCATCCAAGTTACTTACAGTAACCTTATTGACGCGAGTATTATCATTTAACAATTGCCAATAATTAATAAATGTGTTGTTCAAGTTGGCTTTTTCATATATGCTTGTTGCTGGAAGATTAATGTGAGAGAAGCGAACTGCGGGTTCTGGGAGAGTTAAAATGGATTTAACTTCTAAAACATCTGGTTGAGTAATATTAACGCGGTGTGAAATCATTTTTTTGCCGGTTATTTGTGTTGCGTCAAGACGACTTACGCCCAAGTTATAACGTTGCATAACAAATTTTTTTGTTTTAACAATATCATTCTCAACAATAGAAGAACTAAAGTCGTCCAAGTTGTCAATAATTGCACTCAAATCATTTTCAATTGAAATGCTATTAATTATATCAAATGTTGTCTCAGCATTTGTTTCATTAAAAGGCGTTAAATAAGGATTTAATTCTGTTATTAAATTAAAATATTTGTTTTGCTCGCTTGGAGTATCATTTGATTTATAACGGTCAAAAATGTTTTTCATTTCTGCAATATTTTCATCAATAGAGAGAGGAACAATGTCAACAAAATCCTCGGCATCTTCTTTTGAGCTAATATTGTAAACCTTTTTAACATTCTTTGCAACAGGAAGTAACCAATATAACAATGTTTTAAATGACATTAAATTAGTAGCAAGTGGTTTCCAGTTAACTGTTTTAACAATTGGACCAATGACATTTCCATTTTCGTCTAAATTAGAAAACTCTACACGCAATTGTTTAAATCTCTCAATCATTGTGTGAATATTGTTTAAAACATTACTAGTTCGTTGTGTGTTTGGGACATTAGACAACAACTCATTTAATAAATCATCGGTTTGCGAGTAAATATTGTATCGTTGTTGGCTTTCCTCAACATCAACCATTTGTGTAATTGCAGCCAACTCTTGACCAATTTTAATTTCATCCGCGCGAACAAAGAATTCGCGGACAGTGTCTTTAATATCCTTTGCTGGTAAATTATATAAGGTTTCTCTATTTTCCATTGCAACGTCCTCATCCAAGTCTTGAATTGCTTCATCACTCTCTTCGGTTAACTTTGGTTTTTCTTCTTCACGAACTTTTTCTGGTTTCTCTCTAATTGTTATTGTTTCAATGGGTAAATCTTCTGGTAAACCCCTGTATCCAAAATTTATATATAATGTATCTCCTTCTGGATAAGATTTAATTTCAATCATATCTTCTTCTAGATTTGTAATTTCTCCTGTAATAATAACTGGAGCGTCTCCACCAAAAAGAATATCAACCCATGTTCCAGGCAACAAATTGTTTTGCCTGGCGTATCCACTATTTTCGTTGCGGTCAATTAAAGCTATGGATGTAATGGACCCGTCTCCCAATATTCCATCTGCGCTAATTTTTAATCTTAAGCTAGTCAAATCGTCTACATTTACCAATTTAATAGAATTCTTGTCTATATACTCAATAATAAATGTATTGTCATTAAGAATCTTATTTGATGGGGCTTCAAAACGGACAACATCAGATAATTGTAGGTCTATGGTTTGTTTTTCAGGAGTTGATGGTTTTACAGAGGTTTGTTCGTTTTCTTCTACACTTTGCGATGATGACATATTGTTCCTATATTTATAGTAGAAATTTTTATCATTATGACAACCAAAATCAAAAACATTGTAATATCAGTTTAAAGATATATTGAAATATAATGTATTGCAATATGTCTACAGCAGTTTATAAGTTGGGTGATATTCCTGGGTTTAAAAATATGCTACTAAATGAATCAACGACTGATTCTTCTAATGTTAAAAAATTTAATAGGTCTTCATATGTTACTAAAAATAACAATCAATATAGCATTATTCGTTATGATAAGGAAATGTTGGCTGTTGATTTAATTCCTACAGTGGGTTTGTTAAGGTCGGTAGTCGTTGATACTGCAAATCACGTTGTTAGTTTTTCTCCTCCTAAATCGTTGCCTTATAGTAGTTTTATTGAAAATCATCCCGAGAGAAACGATGATATTGTTGTTGAAGAATTTGTAGAGGGCACTATGGTCAATGTATTTTGGGACAAGACTTCTGGTTTGTCTGGCTCTTGGGAATTTGCAACTCGCAATACAGTTGGTGGTGAGGTTAGCTTTTATCGGAATAAGAAAAATGCAAAGACGTTTCGCGCGATGTTTTTGGAAGCTGCGCAAAATAATGATTTTAATTTGAATATGTTAAACCCAACATATTGTTACAGTTTTGTTTTGCAGCATCCAGACAATCGTATTGTAGTTCCATTTAAGGAAACACAATTATACTTGGTTGAAGTATATGAAATTGTAAATACTAGTGACGGAACGGTGAATGTATTTTCTCACGATTTGAGTATTGTTAAAAGCTATGAAGGGTGGTCCAATGCATCCATTTTATTTCCTCAAGTTTATGACAATTGGTCAACATATGATGATTTGAAAAATGAATATGCTAGCATGAATACACCATACCAGACACTAGGTGTTGTTATTAAAAATAAGAAGACGTTAGAGAGAACAAAGTTGAGAAATCCCGTATATGAATATGTTAGACATTTGCGTGGAAATCAACCCAAGAATCAATATCAGTATTTGACGTTGAGGAGGGAGGGAAAGGTTGGAGACTTTTTAAATTATTATCCTGAAAACAAGAAGGATTTCTCTTATTTCCGCGACAAGATGCACGAGTTTACATACGCTCTTTATAAAAATTATATTAGTTGTTATATTAAAAAAGAAAAGCCTTTGAAGGAATTTCCAGACCATTTTAGAACGCACATGTTTCACTTACACAAGATGTTTGTGGATGAGTTGAAGCCAAATAATGAATATGTCAATAATACTGTTGTAATCAAGTATGTTAATAATTTGCATCCCTCATTGCAAATGTATTCAATGAATGCGTGTTTAAGAAAGAGGCATGTAGATTTTGTCAAGGTGGATTCAACGAGTGACTGAAATGGTTCATTAAAAAAATTGAAAATTTTTTCAGAACATTTCTTATCTCAATCCCACAACCAATCATAAAATGTCAACGATAACTAGGTTTCCTCCAGAACCCAATGGGTATCTGCATATTGGTCACTGCAAATCCTTATTGATAAATTATAGTGAAGGGAATTTGTGTCATTTAAGATTAGATGATACAAATCCATCAACTGAACGCGAACTTTTTGTAAGCGAAATAATGCGTGATATGACTTGGCTTGGATATGACCCAGGACTCATTACCTACACATCAGACTATTTTGATAAATTGTTTGATTTTGCTTGCATTTTGATTAAAAATGGTTATGCTTATGTTGACTTTTCCTCACCAGATGTAATTAAAGAGGAACGACATCATGGAATTGAAAATGTTTACAGAAGCATGTCTCCTGACATTCATTTGATTGAGTTTGAAAATATGAAGAACAAAAAATATGCTTCTGGTAAAGCAGTTCTTCGTTTAAAAATAGACATGTCCAACAACAATCATACGTTAAGAGACCCAATCGCTTATAGAATAAATTATTCTCCTCATTTCAAAACTGGAGAAGCATGGTGCATATATCCATCTTATGATTATAGTCATGGAATAGTAGACGCACTTGAAAATGTAACAACATCGTATTGTACTGATGAGTTCTATATTCGGCGCGATTTGTATTATTGGTCTGCAATCACGTTAAATAAATTAGGATGCGTCTTATCTCCAGCAAATGTCCATGAATTTGGAAAACTTACTGTTGAAAACAACACTCTGTCCAAAAGAAATATTAAAAAATTAATTGAAAATGGTGAGGTTTCCGGTTATGATGACCCATCTTTGCTTACAGTGCGAGGTATGCGCAATCGTGGATATACACCGGAAATAATTAAATCCATTGCAAGTTGTTCAGGACTTGGTAAGGTTAAAACTGTTGTGTCTATGAAACTTGTTCATCATTTGCTTATTGCTCATTACAACCCCATTGCAATTAGATGTTTTGCGGTTATAAACCCCATAAAATGCGTGATTACAAATCTTGACGAAGAAAAGATTTGCAATCATCCACACATTCCGAATAAACCCGAGTTTTGTCACACTACGACAATAAATAGAGAAATATATTTAGAAAAAGACGACTTCAAACTGGAACATGACGATGACTATTATCGATTATCGCCTATAAATAAAATGGTTAGACTGAAGTTCTATGACATTGTGAAATATGAAGGCGTCGTAGACAATGTTGTAAATGTATCTGCGTGTAATTTGAAAAAGGACAAATCTGTTAAATCAACAATTCATTGGCTTTCTGTGAATCATGCCGTTCCGGCAAAATTCGTATTCATAGATAGTGAAAATCCACTTATAAAAACAATTAATGAAGGGTTTGTTGAAAGCTATGTATTAGAATGTGGCAATGATGTTGTGTTTGAATTTGAACGAATTGGGTATTTTAAGTTATTGCATAAAGACGAAAACGGCGTTCCACATTATCTGTGCATTGTATATTTGAAATAAGGTATAAAAAATAATTATAATTAATGTAAATAGTGTATTTTTTGTTTTACACCTTTTTTATAAATAATAATTTATACCTTACTCATCTTCATAACATCCTTGGTTATAATGACTGTGGGGTTGTTTGTTCTTCCATGTCCAATTTGAAGTCTCGGTAAGGTTTGGAAATATTATACCATCGCGATTAGAACTGAAATCAATCCTAATAGCTTTACTTCTTTTTTCGTCATCATCTTTGCCATCAATATTATTCATTTCAGCTAGAAGCACGTAGTAGTCTTTTCCACCAAAGACTCCATATCCTTCATAGTTTGGCTCGCTCCAACTATTTCCCTTATTGTCCCACATATAATAAGTGCGTTGCGCGTATCCAGGCTTTTGCCACCCAGTAATGTAAATTGGAATATTAGTATCTTGTGCAATCCAACTAAAGCAACCCATTTTAAATTTATTCTCTTGTTTTAATTATTTAAATGAATTCAATTTTATTTCAAAAGCGTTTGAAATAAAAAAGTGGAAAAGGTCTAATAAAAAATATAAATATAAAGAAGCATCCATTTGGCACAAACTGTGTCTTTTGCTAAAACTTGTCTTGAATCTTCTTGTAAACAGAAATGGCGTCAGCGATGCACTCTTTTAGATTCTGTTTAATTGCCATCTTTTCTAGTTCCTCCTTGTATGCAATGCGAACAATGCTGTCAAGGTCATGTGGGTGCATCTTCTTGAAACCACAATAAGAGAGTGACTTGGTTCCCTCATAAAACTTGGAATACAAGAAATATTCAAGCACTTTTCCAATAGTATAATCTTCATTTACAAGAATAACATCATAAGAGTTTGGCATTGTGTTGTCAGAAGGAGTAATTTTGAGTTCATCCGTGTCAATGTCGGTGTTCAACGCATCCAACTTTTCAATCAAAATGTCGCAAGCTTTTCTAATAATTTCTTGGTTTGTAAACATCCCAATTGTTTGAAGCGTGAAGTCAAAGCTATCACGCTTCACAACTCTTTGACCGTCAAGTAACGTCCAGTTCTTTGTTTCAAAAACAATTTCCTCCTTTGACATTCCTCGGTCCTTCCATTCTTGAGCCTTTTTAGCGAGTTCCTTCTCAATTGCCTCATCATCTTGAGTAAAACCATAAGTGCATGTGGAAACCACATTAAACATACCATCCTGCTTTGCAGTTCCAATAGAGAATTCGCAAGTAAACTGCAATTTTTCTCCAGGAATCTCGTCGGAAATCTTGGGTCTAAGTCTGGCAAAATCAATGTAATAACCGGTCAAACTATTTGGTGGAAAGATTTTCTTTTGGTCTGCATCCGTCAAATATTGATTGTTTGTAACATTCTTGATTTTAAAATGTTCAGTGGTTACAAACATAATAGTATCAGTGAGATTCTCTACATTTACCTCCACAGTGTAGTTCTGTAGAGGCATTTTCAAGTCATTAATGTGGATTGGGATACAACTTAGGCGTTGTTTAAGAATCTCATTGTTCAATCTTGTTGTGTTTACAAGAATTGTGCACTTATTTTCCTCATTTGGTGTGGTTCTAAATACAACGCTGGGAACGTCGGATAAAATTGTTCTGCGAAGACCATTTGCTACGCTAACATTTACATCTCTTAGTGTGAAGTTAAGAGTATCACCATCCTCTGTTGATTTTTCAATGCGTGGGTTCATTGTATCTATAATAAACAAATAATATTTATATTGTAAATCAATTTTTATTTTAAATGAGTTAAAATAATCTTTCAATAACCTTAATATAGATTAATGAGTTCAATTTTGTATTACAGCAACTTTTGCGAACATTCAAAAAAATTGTTACAAACCCTTTCAAAAAGCCAAGTAAGTAAGGATTTACATTTTATTTGCATTGATAAAAGAACCAAGGGACCGGATAATAAAATATATATAGTTTTAGAAAATGGTCAAAAAATAGTTATGCCTGAAAATGTAACCAAGGTTCCGGCATTATTGCTGTTGAATCAAAATTATGCCGTTCTTTACGGAGATGAGATATACAATCATTTAAAGCCAAAACAAGAAGTTATTACTCGCCAAGCAACAAGCAATAATATGGAACCCATGGCATTTTCTTTAGGAGGAGGTTCTATCGTATCTGACCAATATAGTTTTTTAGACATGGATTCTGAAGAATTAAATACAAAGGGAAATGGTGGAATGAGGCAAATGCACAACTATGTACCATTAAACTACAGTGATAAAATAAGCACACCTACAGATGAACACAATTACAAAGAGGGAAAAAGTGCTGGAAATCAAGAAATGACAATTGAAAAGTTGCAACAAATGCGAGAGCAGGAACTTTCAAGTTTATCTATGAAAAAGTAAAATTATCTTCGTAAAAATAACTTAAAAACTATAAAATAATAAATTACAGATATAAAGTAATGGCTTCACAAGCGTCAACTATATTAACCGCATTTAATGACCATTTTATTGAATTTGTCAATGATATTATTAGCGTATTTCCGGAAGACCCCGATATTTTAACTGCCAAGAATTCGTTTACATTGATTAGAAAGGCCAATCCAAAAATGATTATTAAGATATGGCACAAATATGTTGTTGAAAAATATGAAGCAGTAATTGATTCTGGAGATATCACTTTTTTTATTGCAAAGGATTACAGCGATGATTTAACAAATGCTGAAAATTCAGAAAAAATTACTGAAGCTATTGATAGATTAAGAAATCCAGTAAAGTTAATGACACCAGAAGACCAACAAAAGGTTATGAAATACATTCAAAACTTGAAAAAGTTATCATCAATGTATCAAAATCTAGGTTAAATAAATAATCTATAATTTATATTAACTTTAGTTTGATTTAAAAAAATAAATTTATATCAAACATATAAGTAATGAGCGAAGAGCAGAGAGAAATACCCGAAGAGTTTACCAAAATTATGAAAGACTTTGTATCAGATATTGCGACTACATTTCCAGAATATCAGCCCATTATTGATAAGTGGTGGAAGCCAAAGACTTTTGATGACCAAAAAGAAGGAGAAGATGAAGATGCAAAAGCCAAAGCGCTATTGTATATAAAAGAGGACGCGCAAGAAAAGATTCGTTATCTCTTTAACCATTGTATTGGGGTGTATCCAGAGAGATTCTTTGACATATTGTATCAAAAAGTAGAGATATTTGACAACGAGTCTTCTATAAATACTGAATTTTTGCCAGGCATTAGTTTCAAATACTTGTGGCAATGCGATGTCAGTGATAAAACTAGAGAAACTATTTGGAAGTATTTGCAAATGGTGTTGATTTGTATTATTGGAAGCGTTGATAACAAGGAAGCATTTGGCGATACTTCAAAGTTATTTGAAGCCATTAATGAGGATGAATTCAAAGGTAAATTGGAAAAGACGTTAGAAGGAATGCAGGGACTTTTTGAAAGCATGGGAAAGACATCTGGAGAAAAAGAAAGAGAAGGAGAATCTAGTGAAGAACAAGATGAACCAAACATAAATTTGCCTTCAGCTGATGATATTCATGGGCATATTAATAGTATGATGGGTGGAAAGTTGGGTGATTTGGCGAGAGAAATTGCTGAAGAAACAACTCAAAACTTGAACATAGATATGGAGGGGGTAACAGATGCCAAGGATGTATTTCAAAAGTTATTTAGCAATCCTGGAAAATTGATGAACATGGTTAAGAATGTAAGTGATAAGTTGGACGAAAAAATGCGTTCAGGAGATATTAACAAGAATGAGTTGATGACTGAAGCCAGCGAAATGTTGAATAAGATGAAAGATATGCCCGGAATGCCAAATATTCAAGAGTTATTAGGTAAGATGGGTATGGGTGGCGCCAGAGGTGGAATGCCAGATTTGGGTGAATTGGCAGGTCTTGCTGGATTAGGAAGAAATACAAGACTTGATACAAATGCAATGCAACAAAGAATGGATAAAATGACAAAGCAACAAGCAATGAAAGAGAGAATGAGAAAGAACATGGAAGCCAAACAAATGGCCAAGTTGGCGGCAGCCGCATCATCTGCAAACCAAGCGCAACAAGCTCCTAAAATTACAGATGAAGAACTATTTGCAATTTTTTCAACTGGTGAGACAGTAGAAAGAACGCCCCGTGGAGCCAAACCAACTGGAGACAATGGAGGAAAGAATGGAGGAAAGAATGGAGAAAAAAATGGAGGAAAGAAGAAAAAGAAGAAGGCAAATAACTAGATGAACGAGTCAAATAACACAAGTTTTAATTTTATAAATTGAGTTATTTTTTTTATTTCTTTTTAGTTAAAAAGGTGTGAAACATGAGATAAAGAATCACGAATAATGCGGTAAACCCCTCTACATAGTTTTCAAGAATATTCATACGAATAAAATACATATCATGTCCAGTTTTATCTAATGCTTCAACATAAAAAAACCGAATTGAGGTTAATATTCTGCCAATAAAAAACAGAAATAATGGAAAAACAAAGTAAATATTTTCATCGGCCAATATTATGGTAAATAAAAATAAATAAATAACACTTTTTAAGATTGGACCCAAACCATGAAAGTCTGGATTTCCATCTCCATCCTGAAAAATGCCGGTGTAATATTTACCTTCTTCTTTTTTAATCTTTGTTAAGTAGGATTTATTGTTTGTTAAGTAGGATTTATTGTTGTTGTCATTCATTTTATATATTATATAATAATATTATATAAAAATGCAAGCTTAAGATTCAAGATATTATTTATTTTTTTTAAATAAAATATACAAAATAGCAATAAATGCTAAAACTGCACCGATTATATTATCATTAACAGTTGAATTTAAAAAATGAGAATCTTCTCCTTTTTCTGCTAATAAGTTAACATAAAAAAAACGAACACCATTTAATATGCAACCTATCATATAAAGAATTAACGCATATAATGTGTATTTGTAGTTTTTTTTAACTGCGTAATATATAGCAATTATTAAAAAGATATATTTTGTTATTATTGGAATATTTCCAAAATGAGGGTTTCCTCTGGGAGTTGCAAATGGTCCAGTATAAAATGTTCCTTCTTCAATTTTATATGCTTTTAATTTTTCCCATTCTCTATCTGTTTCTCCTTGAATTGCCGTAGGTGAACTATTATCGCTATTTTGATTTTGATTTGAATTTGCTGAATTCATATAATATATATATACTAAAAATAATATAATTGCCAAAAACACAAATTATATTATTAACTAAACACAAAATTTTATAGCTATTGGAACATTCGCTTATAATTTCTTTGTCCACGTGTAAGACAACAAATATAACCCGACAAAGAAAAATAATCCACCTTCTACTGCGTTTTCTAGTACATTCATATCAATAAAAAATTCATCATCGCCGTTTTTAACTAAAGTATTAACATAATAAAAACGAATGGCATTCAATACTTTTCCTATTGCACCAATAATAAAAATGTAACCCGCATAAAAAATATTTTTTGATAACACAATAAACAAAATGTATATATAAAATAGTCCCTTTAAAATTGGACCCAGTCCCTTAAAATCGGGGCTTCCATCTTTATCAGAAAACCATCCAACATAAACTTTTTTGTTTTGTTTTTTTAACATATCCGCAACATTACTACTAGACATTATATAGTATCATGTTAAAAAAATATTTTTATTGAATAAAAAGTAAAATAATGCAAAAAATTGCCAAAATGGTGTCAAATGCATTATGATATACAGCATAACTCAAAAATTTATCATCAGCTTGACCCGAATCACGTGGGTTTACATAATAAAAACGAATACCATTAATTATTGAACCCGCTGCTAAAAGTGCAACAAAATAACTAGCGTACTTGTATTTTTTAGTTATTAATAAATATAATCCAAATAAGGGAATTGCTTCTTCTAAAATATATCCATAATATCTTATATCCGGGTTTCCGCGACCATCATTAAAAATTCCATTGTAAAATCTTCTATATACATTTGAATGTATTGTAGAAGCTATTTCAGTTGGTTGTTTATAAGAGTCTGAATTTTTATTAGCATAAGTATCCATTATATATTACTGCAACAAATAAATTTTTATTTTGCTTTCTAAAAAGAATAAAAAAGAAAAATTAAGTAATCCTATATATATAATGACAACAACATTTTGGTCCAATGATCCAACTATTCTATTTAATAAAGACTATGTTTTACAATTATGGCCATCATCATCCATGACTTACGAAGGGAAATTAAACGCAATTACTCGTCTAGTAATTATAATGACAATTTTAGGATATATTGCAACCATGTCAACGAATATAATTTTAGTCGGTTTTGCAACAATTGTAGTAATTTTTACAATGTACAAGTTAAGAAAACCCAAGGTTACAAGAGATACCTTGAATGGAGATAAAGAAGGATTTAGTGGAATTGATATTAAAAATCAAGAAGCCAAAATTATTACACCAGATACTCTTAAAACTTATTTAAAATCAGAGTTTATGCCTACAAATAAGAAAAATCCACTAGGTAACGTATTGCTTACTGAAATTATGGATAACCCAACTAGAAAACCAGCACCACCATCTTTCAACACAGAGGTTTATGAAGATATTAATGTATCTACTAAAAAAATGGTTCAAAGCCTAAATCCTGGAATCAAAAATACTAATAAACAGTTATACGGAGATTTAGGCGAACAATTTGAATTTGACCAATCTCAATGGTCTTTTTATTCAACTCCCAACACAAAGATTCCCAACGACCAAGGAGCATTCGCTGATTATTTATATGGTGATATGCCAAGCTGCCGTGATGGTAACGCTTTTGCTTGCATACAAGATAACATTAGATACAATTTGTATTAATCTGGTAAATGATGGACAAACAAAAAAAACGATTTTTAATTTCATAATTTCATAATTTAATACTTTTCTTTAGTAAAAAAATAAAAGTATTATATATAAATGGCATACGTCACAGATTTCACCTTTGATAACATGAGCAGAATTGGAAATGATACCTGTTTTCAAGACCAGGAAACCCTTCAAAACATTAGCTCATGCAACTATCTATTACAAAACTATTTTGCGAACGATTGCACGATGAAAAACCCCATCGCTTTAGCAACTTCTCAGCCTTGTGTTTTTTACAATGGCACGAGCCCCGTTGGCTCTGGTGGTTGTGTTGTTGATGAGAGCTCCAAGTTGTTACTTGGAAGCATTCAAACTCACCCCAAGTGCAGAATTGACTTATTTCAACGTCCTTTTGCCACAGTTCCATACTTAGGTCGCGGCTCAGTTGACCCCATATTAGAGGCGCAAATTCAACAAGGAGAACTCTTGACAAATAAACGCAGCGTTAACAAACTTGCTGAGAAAAGTTACATTAAATATCAAAGCACTCCTTTATTACCAAGCGTTCAAGAACGTGTATCCAACCCAGCATATTGCGTTGAGGGTGTTGCGGCTGAGGGCTGGGTAAGAGGTGGTGTCCCCTCTCGCGAATTAACGAGAGACCGCGATTTTTACGCAAATCACACTTCTAGTCAATATGTTTAAAAACAATATAAAATTAAATTCATAAAATACTATATGTATAATTTACAATTCATTTCTACATATAGCTACTACGACCCAGAACTAAGAAACAAATTTCATTCTGGAGAAAATATTAATTTGGAAGATGTTAACGGGTTTGAAGAATTATCACAGGTAATATACCAAGCAGATTTATTAAGAGCTTTTGGATTTACTATTGCAGATTTAGAAGCTGAAATAGAATTTAACACAACATTAATGCATGAACTATATAATCAATTTAAAACTCATCCTACTTTCTTAGAATGCATAGAAAAAGCCAAAAATAAACATTTTTGTCAAGATTTAGAAGCTGCATTTATTACCTTGTTTTCTTATGACTATTTTTTCTTAACGCATAAATGCATTTGCGAGCATTTAACAGATGCAAATATAACAACAGAGTCTATTGAAAATCTTAAAAGAGCATTAGATTAATGCTATAAAAAAAATAATAAATAATTCTATTTATTATATATATTATGGCATCTACACGAAACATAAATACTTTTGGAAACTATAATTTAGAGCAAAGACAATTCAAACAATCAGAGGTATACACCTTGTATCCTAACTCACAATATGGAGCAGCATATGATACAAAACTTCCTGGAAATGGAGTAAACCCGGCTCAAATCCCATGGAATCAATTATCGTACAACGCACCTGATATTGAATCCTTTTTGTTTGGAATCAACTCAACCAATTTAGTTAACCCCGCCGGGCCTTTGCGACCTGAATTGAAAACTTTGCAAACTGCTAATTTTTTTGAAAAAACGCCAACATTAATGCCTGAACCTTTGGCCATTGAAAAAAATCAGCGACCTTTTCCAGCTCCTTAAAAATATTAATTATTGCAATTGTTATAATACTTATTATAACAATTACACTAATATTTGCAATTGTTATAATAAGTATTTTCAATAAATTGGCATATAAATAATTTTTACTAATATAAATATAAAATATATAATTATGTTGAACTATAGAGAATATTTAGATGCAAGAAAATGTTGCAATACTTCTTCAAATAACGTGGAGGTATTTAGAGGACCTCAAGGACCTCAAGGGCCAACTGGAGCTCCAGGTAGTGCTAGCAATACTGGAGCAACTGGTCCTGCCGGAACTAATGGAACTAATGGAACCGATGGTCTCACTGGAGCAACTGGTCCAGGAGGACCTACACCAGTAGCAGATTGTTGGGGAGATTACTTGTATTGGAATAACCAAACAACACCTGGGGCGTGGACTGTGGGAGATTCAAATATTACGATTGGTTGTCACGCGGGAGAGACTGCTCAAGGAACAAGTGCAGTTGCGTTGGGGTTTTATGCTGGTCAAAATAGTCAAGGAACACAAGCTGTGGCCATTGGGTTAGAAGCTGGTATTAATTCCCAAGGAATAAATTCTATTGCAATTGGTTGGCAGGCTGGACATGATTCACAATTAGAAAATGCTGTTGCGATTGGCGCTAGTGCTGGTTATAATAATCAAGGAACTTTTGCCGTTGCAATTGGTTATCAAGCTGGCAATCAAGACCAAGGTACAAATGCAATTGCTATTGGCACTACTGCCGGTTATGAAGTTCAAGGCTCACAAGCAGTCGCAATTGGTAACCAGGCTGGCAATTACTATCAAGGGTTAAGCGCGGTTGCACTTGGTGACCAATCTGGCTACACTAGTCAAGGAACTTTTGCAACTGCAATTGGCTACCAAGCAGGCTACGATAGTCAAGGAACAAATGCAGTTGCTATTGGCAACCAAGCTGGCTACACTAGTCAAGGGTTAAGTGCGGTTGCAATTGGTGTCCAATCTGGCTACACTAGTCAAGGAACTTTTGCAACTGCAATTGGTTACCAGGCAGGCAACGATAGTCAAGGAACAAATGCAGTTGCTATTGGCTACCAAGCTGGCGGACAATTTCAAGGTTCTAGTTCAATTTCTATTGGCTATCTTGCTGGTAATAATCATCAAGGAAGTAATGCTATTGCCATTGGTGAGAAAACTGGTCAAGACACGCAACGTGCAACAGCAATCGCAATTGGTTTTAAAGCTGGAAAAAATGACCAAGGAACAAGCGCTGTGGCTATTGGTGAGGACACTGGTCAAGACAATCAAGGCACACAAGCAATTGCAATTGGAAATCAAGCTGCAGTTCAATCCCAAAGAGCTAATGCTGTGGCAATTGGTTTTAAAGCTGGCAATCAAGACCAAGGCACAAATGCAATTGCACTTGGTAATCAAGCTGGCCAAAGTCGTCAAGGAATAAATTCAGTTGCAATTGGTAATAAAGCTGGCCAAACTAGTCAACAAACTAATTCTGTTGCAATTGGTAATTCGGCTGGCGCACAACTACAACAATATAGTAGTATTGCAATTGGCAACTCTGCTGGACAAAATATTCAAAGTGAATTTGCTGTTGCGATTGGTGATTTTGCTGGTCAAACTTTGCAAAATAGCTATGCCATTGCAATTGGAAGACAGGCTGGGAGAGGCCGACAAGGTGTTAGCTCAATAGCAATTGGCGCTCAAGCCGGAGAAAATTCTCAGCAAAATAGTGCAATTGCTGTTGGGTTCTATGCAGGAAATTTGTCTCAAGGAACAAATGCAGTTGCTATTGGTGAGCAAGCTGGAGCAACAAATCAAGGAATTAATGCTGTGGCAATTGGATATGTAGCGGGACAAACAACCCAAGGAACTGCCGCGGTTGCTATAGGATGGGAAGCAGGAAATTTAAATCAGGGCGAAAATTCTATTGCAGTTGGAAATGGCTCTGGAGCAACAAATCAAGGGACAAACTCTATTGCCATTGGTTTTGGCGCTGGTCAATTTTATCAAAATATAAGTGCTATAGCAATTGGAAATGCAGCTGGCCAAGCTACTCAAGGTTCTGGTGCAATTGCTATTGGACGATTAGCCGCAGAAAAGGGTCCTCAAGGAAATAATGCAATTGCTATGGGCAATCAAGCTGGGCGAACTAATCAAAGCACCGGAGCTGTAGCAATTGGAGATAAAGCGGGCGAAATAGAGCAGTTACCATATTCAGTTTCAATTGGCCATAATGCAGGTGCAAGATATCAATCAACAACCGCTATTGCTATTGGAGACTCTGCTGGTAGATATACTCAAGGTTTAAATGCGATTGCTATTGGAACAACTGCTGGACAAACAAATCAGGGAACAAACGCCATTTCTATTGGAACAAATTCTGGCGTTACTGGTCAAGGTAGAAACGCAATTGCTATTGGTGGTGGCACCATTAATGGTGCAGGGTTTTCTAACCAAGGAACAAGTGCAATTGCATTTGGAGGAAGCGCTGGACAAACATTTCAAGGTCAAGGAGCTATTGCTATTGGCCAATCTTCTGGTTCTGGAACGCAAGGAACAAATGCTATTGCTATTGGTTTAAATGCTGGAAGTAGATTTCAAGGAACTAATGCAATTGCTATAGGTTTTAATGCGGCGTTTACCAATCAGGGACAAAATGCTATTGCTATTGGGTTACAGGCTGGACAGACAAATCAGGGAGAGAACGCAATAGCTATTGGTAACTTGGCAGGAGTAACAAATCAAAGCGTTAATTCTATAATTTTGAATGCCAGTGGAACTATATTAAATGGCACGCAACAAGGCTTTTATGCTGCACCCATTAGAAATGCAACACAAGCAAATTCATTATTTTATGACATAACAACTAAAGAAATTACTTATGGTCCTGGAATAATAGGAACTACAGGTGCCACCGGTCCAACTGGTTTACAAGGAATTCCAGGGACAGCTACAGCAACCGGAGCAACTGGTTATACAGGACCAACAGGTCTACAAGGAATTCCAGGGACAGCTACAGCAACCGGAGCAACTGGTTTTACAGGACCAACTGGCCCACAAGGAATTCCAGGGACAGCTACAGCAACCGGAGCAACAGGAAGAACAGGTCCAACGGGCCCACAAGGAATCCCAGGAACAGCTACATCAACTGGTGCAACTGGTTATACAGGACCAACTGGTTTTACAGGCCCACAAGGAATCCCAGGAACAGCTACATCAACTGGTGCAACTGGTTATACAGGACCAACTGGTCCAACTGGTTTTACAGGCCCACAAGGAATCCCAGGAACAGCCACATCAACAGGTGCAACTGGTTATACGGGACCAACCGGCCCAACTGGTTTTACAGGCCCACAAGGAATCCCAGGGACAGCCACATCAACTGGTGCAACTGGTTATACAGGGCCAACTGGTTTTACAGGCCCACAAGGAATCCCAGGAACAGCTACATCAACGGGTGCAACTGGTTATACAGGTCCAACAGGTTATACAGGCCCACAAGGAATCCCAGGAACAGCTACATCAACGGGTGCAACTGGTTATACAGGTCCTTGTTGCCCCGGACCAACAGGACCAGAAGGACCAGCTGGACCTGCTGGCGGTACTTTGGCAAACTATGGGACATTTTTTAATGGTTATCTTACCGATACCACTGCAATCCCAAATGCAACTTTAATAACTTGTTCTTGGCCAGGTTATGGGTTTGCATATCAATTTCCGTCTTATGGAATTACTATTCCAAATGATGCAAGTTCAAACATTGTTGTGTCAAGTTCAGGAACATATTATTTTGATTTTTCGCTGCAAGTGCAACAAACCAAGCCGATAGGCCCGATAGTAGGTACGTTAAATGGTTTTATACTTATTTATTTTTATGTAAATGGTACCGAACAAGAATGGACTACGGCTTATCCTTATTTTCATTGGAGCGACGCGGCTGAAGGTTTTTATACCGCAAGTAGCTTATTAAATTTAAACGCAAATGATATTGTAAACATTAAATTTCTAGTGGCTGGAGACGCTGTTTCTACAGCAATATATTATAGGGCAATCAATGGCCGAAGTCCCGGGTATTCTGTTCGCGTATTCCAAATAGCAGGTCAAGGAAGTACAGGATTTACTGGTCCTAGTGGTCCTACTGGTCCTACAGGAAGAACAGGTCCAACAGGTCCCACTGGTCCAGGATTACCAACGGCTACTTTTTGGGGAGATTACTTGTATTGGAACAATAAAACAACTCCTGCTGCGTGGGCCGTGGGAGACCCAAATATAACTCTAGGACGTAATGCTGGACAAACCAACCAAGGAACAAACGCAGTTGCATTGGGTTACTATGCAGGCAATTTCAATCAAGGAACAAACGCAGTTGCGATAGGTTATCAAGCTGGGCAGAACACGCAAGGAACAAGCGCCATTGCAATCGGTGAAAATTCTGGTGTTTCAACTCAAGGACAAAGAGCTGTAGCAATTGGGTATCAAGCAGGTCAAACGGCTCAAGGACAAAATGGAATTGTCATTGGAAATTCAGCTGGCCGCGGAAATCAAGGAAACAATGCAGTTGCTATTGGAAGCACGGCTGGACAAACATTTCAAGCAACCGGTTCTGTGGCAATTGGTTATCAAGCAGGACAAAATACTCAAGGTTCTAATGCAATTTCCATTGGAACAAATTCTGGCGTTTTTAGTCAAGGAAGAAATTCTATTGCAATTGGTGGTGGACTTAATACTGGTGCTGGTTATTTTAATCAAGGAACAAGTGCGATTGCCTTTGGTGGAAGCGCTGGGCAAACAAATCAAGGACAAAATGCAATTGCCATTGGCCAGTCTTCTGGCACTATTACGCAAGGTATAAATGCTATTGCAATTGGCTTAAATGCAGGACAAACAAATCAAGGGCAGAATTCAATCGCTATTGGTTATTTAGCTGGTGCAACAAACCAAGCCACTAATTCAATTGCCATTGGATATTTAGCTGGAGCGACAAATCAAAGCACTAATTCTATCATTTTGAATGCGACTGGAAATGTATTAAATGGAACACAACAAGGGTTTTATGCGGGACCTATTAGAAATGCATCTCAAACAAATTCATTGTTTTATGACACTCAAACACAAGAAATTACTTATGGTGCGGCTGGAACTGGAGGGTCTGCTTCAAACATAGTAGCGAGTTATTATTATTCTGGAGCAGCTGTAGCTATAGGCGATACAGATCCAGTAACTCTACCCTTTCCAACGCAAATAGTCTCCGCTGGTGGCATTGTTACAAATGGAACTGGCACAACCTTTACAATACCAAAAACAGGATATTACGAAATAGCTTATAATACAACAATAACTAGCACACAGACTGATGCAGCAAGTTTTTCCTATACAGCAACATCAAAAATATTAAACGGTGCAACACCAATTACAGGAAGCACTTATTCTACAATTGTAAAAGCCTATAACATAGCCACTTCACCAAACTATGCGCCTCCAGACTCATATCATGCTAATGCTCCATTTATAGCATTATTAACAGTAGGTGATGTATTATCTGTTACTCTACAATTAAACATTGTAAATAACAATTTTTATAATTATAATTTTATTTCAATCAAGCAAGTTGCAACAGATATAGGTGGAACAATAAGTTATTACGTAACTGGCATAATTCCAAATAGTTTAACAATATATGATCGGGTCAATTTGCCAGCGCCCTACATCGGTATTGGTGTGCCAATTAATTCAACTGGTGGTTCACTAACAAATGGGACACTATTTAATGCTCCAAGTGGGGGTTTAAAAATATTTCAAGTAACAGCTACCTATGATATTCTATTTAACGGTGTGCCTGAAGGAGTAAATCTATATTTTAAATTATATATTCCATCAACCCCAAGTTATAACTTTGCATACACTTTTAGATATGCTTCGTTAAATCAATATGCATATTTTTCTCAGCCAGCACCACCAGGAAACGTTTCTGGCACATTTACTGATTATTTTAATTTAGGCACGACTATTCCAGCAGGAACCCCTTGTTATTTACAATTATACGCAATCCTACCAGGTCCAACCACTAACACCACCACCACAGGTGATTCAGCAACTAATTCTAGGCTAACATTTATAATTCAAAATTTAACGCAACTTTAAAAATGCAACAAAAAGTTATATTTATAATAATAATATAAATATAATAATGTCAAAATATTCTACTTATTCAGGTAATCAAAAGTGTTGCCCTTCAAATAAAACTTTAGCATTAGTTACAGGACCTCAAGGACCACAAGGTCCGCAAGGTATACCAGGCACTGCAACCAACACTGGAGCGACTGGTCCTACTGGTCCTACAGGTCCTACTGGAAGAACCGGTCCAACGGGTCCTCAAAGCACTGTAACAGGGCCAACCGGTCCAATTGGAAGAACAGGTCCTCAAAGCACTATAACAGGTCCTACGGGTTACACAGGACCTCAAGGAATTCCAGGGACATCAACAGCAACTGGAGCAACTGGTTATACAGGACCAACTGGTTATACAGGGCCTCAAGGCATACCAGGAATAGCCACATCAACTGGAGCAACTGGACCAACTGGTGTAACTGGTCCGACTGGGCCAACAGGACCAACAGGACCAACGGGACCAACAGGTTTTACAGGTCCACAAGGAATACCGGGAACGGCTACAGCAACCGGAGCAACTGGTTATACAGGTCCAACGGGTCCAACGGGTTTTACAGGCCCACAAGGAATTCCTGGTACAAGCACATCAACCGGTGCAACTGGTTTCACAGGTCCAACGGGTTTTACCGGCCCACAAGGAATTCCAGGGACAGCTACATCAACCGGAGCAACTGGTTTCACAGGACAAACTGGTCCAACGGGTTATACAGGCCCACAAGGAATCCCAGGGACAGCCACATCAACGGGTGCAACTGGTTTTACAGGACGAACCGGCCCAACTGGTTTTACAGGCCCACAAGGAATCCCAGGGACAGCTACAGCAACTGGAGCAACCGGTTATACAGGACCAACGGGTTTTACGGGCCCACAAGGAATCCCGGGAACAGCAACAGCAACAGGTGCAACTGGTTATACGGGACCAACCGGCCCAACTGGTTTTACAGGTCCACAAGGAATCCCAGGAACAGCTACATCAACGGGTGCAACTGGTTATACGGGTCCAACGGGTTTTACGGGCCCACAAGGCATCCCAGGAACAGCAACGGCAACGGGCGCAACGGGTTTCACAGGTCCAACAGGTTATACAGGCCCACAAGGAATCCCAGGAACAGCCACATCAACGGGTGCAACTGGTTATACAGGACGAACTGGGCCAACAGGTTTCATAGGACCAACTGGTTTCACAGGTTCGGTAGGACCAACAGGACCAACAGGACCAACCGGCCTTCAAAGCAACGTAACGGGACCCACTGGATATACAGGATATACAGGACCGTGTTGCACTGGTCCCACAGGTCCGGGAGGTCCAACCGGCGAAGCGGGTGCTGGTATTGTCCCAGCTGGAGCTGTAATGTTATTTGCTATGCCCACGGCGCCATCTGGTTGGTTGGCATGCGACGGTTCTATACAACTCTCATTTTCATATCCAACATTGTATTCACTAATTGGTGGCATTTATGGACCAGTTACTCCAGTTGGACCATATTTTCTATTTTATTTGCCAGATTTACGAGGCTTGTTTGTTCGCGGTTGGGGAACGGGTGCAACCGGCGCACCCGGAAGATTTGACTCTGGAAGAGCATTTGGTTCAACTCAAGAAGAACAATTACAAAAACACAAACATATATCATCAAACAATGATTGTCAAAATTACAATTTTGTAAATGGAACGGGAGTTGGAACATATAATTCCTATTGTGATACAGGTGGAATTGGTTCAGGCGCTGGTGCAAGTTTAACTGGCGATGGCACACAAGTAAATAATAATGTAGCAGATAATGCATTTGTTGGAAATGAAACAAGACCAGTTAATATTGCCATGTTGTATTGCATCAAGTATTAAACAACAATTTTAGATACAAGTGAGAGCAATAATATAATAATTTCCATGACATTATTAAATTACATTGCAATTATTATATTATCGCAATGTAATATAATAATGACAAGTTATACAAGTAGCTATACAAATTATTTAGGCGCAAGAAGATGCTGTGAATTGCAAAATGCTGGATTACCCGGTCCAATTGGTCCTCAGGGCATTCCCGGAACACGCGGTTCAGCTGGTGTAACAGGATATACTGGACCTCTAGGCCCAACTGGAAGAAGTTGCAGGGGGCCGACTGGTCCGGCTGGGGCTAAACCTTTTATCATTGACCATCCTTTAAACTCTGAAAAATACTTGGTTCATGCCTGTTTAGAAGGACCAGAAGCCGGTGTTTATTATAGAGGAAAAGGCGAAATTATAGACAATGAGTCCGTTACAATCCAGTTACCCGATTATGTTTCAAAATTAGCCAACAACTTTACAATTCAACTCACTTCTATTTACTCAAAAGAGAGAAATGAGCCCAATATATTACAAGCAACTGATGTTGAGAATAACGAATTTAATGTGTATGGCAAAAATGGCAAGTTTTTTTGGTCTGTTTATGGATTGCGATATGATATTTTAGTTGAACCTGATAAAAATTCAATTAATGTAAACGGTGATGGACCTTATAAATGGTATTAAAAACATTAATATAATAACAGTAATATATAAAATGTCAAATTCGCAATATTTAGGTTATTTAGGAACACAAACGTGTTGCAATTCTAAAAAAAGAGGAGTGCAAGGACCTCAAGGAATTCAAGGGCCTACTGGTCCAAAAGGATTATTTGGCGCTACAGGACCTCAAGGAATACAGGGGCCAACTGGCTTTAGTTGCACTGGTCCAACTGGTCCAAAAACATTTATTATAGACCATCCTTCTAATGAAAACAAATATTTAGTTCACGCTTGTTTAGAAGGACCAGAAGCCGGGGTTTATTACCGTGGAAAAGCAACTATTGAAAACAATGAATCTGTTACAATCCAACTTCCTGATTATGTTGCGCCACTTGCAACAGAACTAACGGTTGAATTGACTTCAGTTTATTCAAATACTAATGTCCCTACCGTTTATGAAACAACGGAAATTGAAAATAATCAATTCACAGTTTATGGTAAAAATGGTAGTTTTTATTGGACCGTTTATGGAAAAAAGAATGAAATTTTAATTGAACCTGACAAAAATAGCATCAATGTTCGCGGAGAAGGACCTTATACCTGGTATTAAATCATATTTACCCAAATTAATAATATAAACACAAAATCCTATTATATTATTAACTACATGACCGAAAATACTGTAACTATAGTAAGCGCATTTGTTGCAAATGCAAATCAAAGAAAAGATAGAAGCATCAGTGATTATATTGCCTATGGAAAAAAACTAATGGCTGTACCAATAAATAAAATTATTTTTTTTGATAAAACTGTAATAGAACATTTGCCAAATGAGTGTTTCAATGAAAATACGCTAATTATACCAACAAAAAAGGAAGATATATATTTAAATAAATATAAAGAGCAAATAACCGAGTTTCAGTTAAATACGACTTGCGAAGAAAAAGATACCTTAGATTATATGTTTACAATGTGTAATAAAACAGAATGTATTAGAAGTGCCATTTTATTAAATCCATTTCAATCAACACAATTTGTCTGGGTAGATTTTGGAATCAATCACGTCTTTAAGGATAGAACCAATGAAGAATTCACTTCTATAGTTCTTGGTTTGAGAGAAAAAGTTTTTGAAAATGTAAGAATTGCGTCAATATGGAATCCGTATTTTTACGAAATGATTCTCAATAATTTTAGGTCGGATGTTTATAAAGATATAATGTGGTTTTTTGCTGGAGGAGTTTTTGGAGGAGATTCCAAAGCATTAATAAGATTTGCCGATTTAACAAAAGAGCAATGCATAAAAGTAATTGAAGAAAAACACACATTAATGTGGGAAGTAAATATATGGTTTAAAGTGTTTTTAGAAAATAAAGAACTTTTTTCTCTCTACACCAGCGACCACAATCCTTCTATCCTTGAGAATTATTAATATAAGAAACTAAATTGTCAATGTACGTTTTATTATAAACAGAAATAATAGTACTTCTATCCCAAGAACTATACGTGCAAATAACGCGGTCATTTTCAACTATTAAACCTAAACAATATTCAATGCATTCGGTGTCAAATTTAAACGGAGCTGAATACCTTAATAATTTCATATTCTCATCAAACACTGAAAATATGTGATAATAATGTCTCGGTTGCTCATAAGAAACAATGTGTCCAACAAACCACAGTTCATTTTTATATTTAAATCCATTAGTTGAACCTCTTACATGAGTGAATATTTTTGGCATTTCTAAGGTTTTAATAATGTTTAATTTTCCAAGTGATTCATCAATTTTACATAAAGTAAGAGGAAACCATTTATACACTACATGCAAGTCATTTTCTACATTTACATAAACCCAGTTTTTTTCGCAATCTGACTCATTAAAAGATGGTTTAATTTCTATTGGCTTTAAAATATTATCTTCTTCCATTGGCGCGTATTTTCCAATAACG